AGCATCCCCATGATCGTGCGATTGGCGTAGAAGCAGGACCGGCCGATGGTGACGGTGGGGTCGGCGGAGGTCTGCACGGGGGCCACACCCGCAGGCATCACCGGGGGCTTGTACACCATCGCGTTCATCACGGAGATGAGGTCGAGGCCGGTCTTGGGGGCCAACAGCGTCACGTCGATGTTGCACGCGCGGACGGCGTAGCGCCAGTCTTCGATGGCGAGGCCGATGTTCCACCGGAGCCAGTGTTGCCAGGACAGGAACGGGCGTGCGTTCGCGTCGTAGGTGTTCTGGCGACCCATGTCGATCATTTGGAGGCCAGCGGGCATCCCCTCGGGGAAGATGGTGTGGATTTGCTTCTCCCCCCAAGTGATGAGCCACAGGGACGTGTTGGTGGATTGCGTGCCGCCGCAGTCGATCACGTTGTTGGCGATCTGGGAAGTGGAGGTCGTGACCGTGTTGTAGATGTTAGCGAAGCCGGTGAAGGTGGTCGGGGAGGTGGTGTTGTTGGAGTAGAAGATGTCCGACGCGACCTTCTGGGTCATCGCTTGGGTGTGGAGGCGGGTTTCCTGCGCCCGCATCTCGGCGGCTTGGCCCCCAAGTTGCATGAGGGAATCGTCGATCACGATGAGGTCGGGGTACTCGACGCAGGTTTGGACCTGCTTGGCGACACCGGCCAGCGTGGCGCTGACGCCTTGGTTGTACGAGCGCGTGGTGATGGTGGGGAGCTTCACGACCTGCGTGAACTCGTAGGCGTTGCCGGACTGGCACTCCTTCGCCATCATGTCAACGAGGATGCCGTTGTCCTGCGACAACAGGTTCACCAGCGGGGCGATCTTGCCGTCGAGGTTGTGGCGGAGGCCCCATTCGGAGTAGGTGTAGACTCCGGGAGTTAGCGTGGACATTGGGAGGTTCCTATTGCGTCATGTCGGGGAACAGTTGCGCCCCGAGCGTTTTGGGAAGGGCACGACCGTCTCGTCCGTTGGGGGCCGGGCGACCTGGGGCCGCCGGAGCACCTTCGTTGAGCGCGTTCGCGATGGAGAGCATCATCTTGGCGAGTGCAGGGTTGTTCCCAGCGCCGTAGGCGTCAAGTGCGGCCTTGGCTTCGGGGCTCCCGTACACGTCCCACAACTTCCCGATGGCTTCGGAGGACTTCTCTCGCGTCGGTCCTGAGAACTCGGGCATGGAGTTGAGTTGCGCGATCCACTCGGCCTGTTGGGCGGTGTGGACGGCGAGTTGGGCGGCGGAGGCGGCGGATTGGGCCTCCACGAAAAGGTCGAGTAGGCCTTGGGCTTTGTCGGCGGGGACGCCCGCCTCGGCGAACGTGGACTTGGCCTTGGTCAGGAGGCCCTCGTCTACGGTGAAGGACTCGGGAAGCTTGAGGTCGTACTCGACGGGGGTGGGGGCCTCAGGCTCAACAACGGGTTCGGTGGGCTGCGCACCCTCAACTGCCGCTGCGGGCTCGGGCTCAACGGCCACCTCCACCTCAGCCGCAGCCGACGGTTGCGCCACGTCGCCCTCAGGGAACAACGCAGCGGCGGTGGAAGTGGCCGGAGCCTCAGCAGCGGGCGCAGTTGCCGCAGGGGCCTCAGGAGTCGGGGTCGAGGTCGGGGCTTCCGACATAATTCGCGTCCTTCTTGGTTAGGGAGGCCTCAACGGCCATGGCCTCGTTGGTCATCAGGATGTATTCGTTGGGCGTGAAAGTGGTCACGTCGCGAAGCAGGCGGAGGCCCGCATTCCGCAGTCCCACTTTCATACACAACTGCGCGTGGTCGAGGTCCTCGGATTGGTTGAAGATTTGGGCCTCCGTGAGGCGGTTCCACACCCAGCGGCGTCCATCCTTATGGGACATGAGGGAGCCGATCACGATTTTGTCCGTCACGCGGTCGCGACGGGCTTGGGCCTCACGGGCGGCTTTTTGACGTTCGTTGGTGGCGGAGGTCATCACACGCACTCCACGTCAACAGACACGGGAGGTTGCGCGACACCGGCGATGCATAAACGGACGGGGAAACCCGCTTGGAGGAGCGCAAGTTCCTCCGCGTCCGGTTTCCAGTATGTGGCGATATAGCTTTCAGTGCGCAATGCCGGAAGGTCCGCACATCCCTCAGCGACGTAAGTTCTATCGCACGCGTCCGTTCGAATGGGAGTCATGCGGCCCTCCCCAGCATGGCCTGCAACGCGTTCTGCCCGCCGCCAACGTCGGTGTTACTCAGCGTCTCCGCACCCTGCGCCATCGCGGAGCCGGTTTGGAGGGCCTGTTGCTGTTGGAGTTGCTTGCCCCGCGCCGCGCGGATCGCGGCTATGGCCTCGGGGGTATTTTGGAGGTGGGGTGGGATGTTCAGCAGATCGCCGTACGTCTCGATGGTTTCGTCCGAGTTCACGTTGTCCATCGCGTCGGGCTTCACGGCCACGAGGCCGCCCGCGAGTTGGAGCCAGCGCTCAATCGCGCTCGTACTCGCCGCGCGTTGGGCGTCGGCCAGGATGGAGATGTATTGGATTTCGATGGGCTGGCCCGCGATCTCCGAGGGCGGGGGCGGGAAGAGCTTACGCCGTTGCATGATCGCGAAGGTGCGCTCGATGATTTGGTCAAGGCCCTCGTTCTCGGTGCGCTCGATCACGGGGCCGAGGAGGATCAGCTTTTCTTCACGCGCGGCATCGACCCACGTCGCCGTTTGCACCTTGTCCTCGGCGGAGATCATGCGGAACAGGGGGGTGAACATCACCTCTTCAATCCGCGACTGGACTTCGCGAATGTCCTCCATCATCTCGGCGATGCGGGGCTCGAACTGGAAGGCGGGCTTGAAGCCGGAGTTCGGGTCAGTGGAGTAAGTCACGTCGCCCGGCAGGATCGACATGGGTTCGTTTTTCATTGAGGCGGGCGCGACCATCGGGGGGCGCACCATCTTGTCAATGGCCTCGGCCTTTCGGCGCTGCTCGGTTTGGATTTGACGGACGGCGGGTAGGGCGTCCATGCCGGGGGAGCGCCCGTAGGCGTCATTGGAGGTCACGTCCCAGCGGAGCCCTGCGAAGGGGCACTCGCGGAAGCCGGACGCGCGGAGGACGAAGCCTCGGTTTTGGGACTGCGTTCCCGCGTTGGTGGTGGATTCCCAAAACACCTCGCGGTAGGGGAAGGACTTGGGGACGAGGTAGGGCTGCTCGACTTCGCCGAGGTACACGGGCAGGTTCGGCTCGATGGCGTGGCCGATCACGATTTCCATGTCTTGGGAGGACGCGGATTTGGCGAGGTTTTGGGTGGAGGGCGAGAGGTTCGCCAAGCCAAACTCCTTCACCGCTTCATTCACCGTGTAGGTGTACTCGCGGTACGCGGTGTCCACACGGAGGGTGTTGTCGAGGCCGAAGAAGAACTCGCCGACGGGGGAGTTGAGGAAGCGGACGACGGTCTTGGGGTCCTCGTACTGGATTTGGAGAGCCGAGCCGAAGACGACGAGTCCGTGGTAGGCGTCCCCGAGGGATTGATAGAGGTTGGACTTGGCGTAGACGGCCAGCATTCGAGTGGTGCATTCGGAGAGCCACTCCTTCACCGGGCCTTCGGGGAGGTCGTCCTGACCTTGGAGGCCGAGCCGGAACCAGGGCTTGGTGGGGGAAGTGAGGCCTGCGAGGAGGCCGGTAGCCAGGGTGCGCGCCGCCACCAATCCGGTTTCATCCACGATTGCGCCATTAATCGGACTTCCCTTAGAGTAGTTGTTCGGGGTGGCGAAGAACTGGTACTTCCTCGGGAGGAAGAGTTCCGCGAGCGCCCCCCAATGAGACCACCATGGGATACGATACCCACGCATGGTTTCAAGACGGTCGCCTGACCAACGGGCGGTCGCGTCGATCACGTCTTTCGGGACTTTGGAGAGGTCAATGGACATGGTTGGCCTCGGCGCTGCCGTTATGTGATTTCCATTTGCTTTGCGCTTTACGTTTTGCTTCGTAGTTTCCCTCGCGATGAGGGAAATCAATAACAACGGCAGTGATAGCGGTGCTGGGCGCTGGTCTGGGGGCCTCTCGGGGCCTCTTCCACTCGACTCTCCCTTGGGAGGTGCGCGGGGCCAAATCGGGCGGGGTTAGGGGTTGAGCACAATTGGGTGATAGGGCAGGTACGAACCCGGCCCCTCCTCTGTTGGTGCGGAGGATGTTAACAAGCGTCATCCTTAAACGCTCCTACGGGACGCGAACCACTCGAAGGTGCGGCCCTCGAAGGTTTCATCGTCGTCGTCTTGCCAAGTGTCGGAGGCGAACAGCACGCGTTCGGTCCTCTCGGTTTCCGTGGCGCGCTCCCGTTCTGGACGTTCGCGATGTGTGGGGGAAAGGTAGTACCTCATCCGAGAACTTTTTTACCACCACTGATCTGCGGCGAACGGTTGGAGCCGGTGATGAAGGTGCCGTTCGCGTTCCCTTCGGCTGGGCCGAACAAGGACGTGCCGCTGCTGCCGAGGAAGGTGGGCGCTTGCGGGGCTTGTGGGGGTTTGGGCGGCTTGGGGCCAAGCGCCTTTGCGGCGAGCGGGGTCAGCACAGACGCGGCGGTTAGGCCCGCTTGAGCAGCGGTCAACCCTCCGGTGGCAGCGGTCGCAGCGGTCGTTGCGCCGAGGCCCGTCGCTGCACCCACGCCAGCGGCAGTTGCATCGGCGGCGGTCCCAATCGCGCCTACGGTGGACGCGATGTCGGCAGCGGCGAGGCCGGTGGTCGCAGCGGTTCCAGCGGCAGCAGCGGTAGTGGCGGCAGTTGCGGCGGTCAGCCCCGTTGCGGCAGTGCCAGCAGCGGCCCCCGCCCCACTCAACGCGGTCGCGCCTTCGATGGCGAGGGAGATTGGATCGAAGCCCATCAATGCACCTGTGGGGCGGTGGGGCGGGAGTAGAAGTGTTCGGGCAGGGGCGCCTCGCGCTTGGCCCACCCACTCACCTGCGTGTCGTATGCGAGCGGGTCGTATTCGGACTTCATCTGGCTGCGGCCCTTCCATGCGGTGGTCGCGACCGGGAATGCGAAGGTGAGGGCGATGGCGTCGGCGATGTCGGGGGAGTCCTCCATCTCATCCTTCGGCGTCAACACGATGGCGTCCTGCTTGCCCTTCACCTTCGAGTGGCCGTACTCGACAGCGATGAGTTGGTCGAGGAGGTCGCGGTCATTCGGCAAGCAGCCGCCCTCACGGAGCCACGTGCGGAGGCTCAAGTACATCTCGGCGCGCTTGTTGGCCGCTAGGTCGCCCCCAAGCGGTACGCTCGCCGCTCCGCCGAATTGAACTTCAATTGGGGAGTGCCCGAGGTGACGGAGGAAGTCAATGACGCCAGAGCCCACACCGCCGCCGTCAATAAAGATGGCGTCGGGGTTGTGCAATGACTTGAGCGCCGCGACTTGCTGGCCGAGTTCCACATTGTTGAGGCCCCGATAGCGGAGGAGTGGGATGGTGCGGGCGTCCTTGCCCCGGCGGAAGAAGATGACGGATTCGTCGTCGCCTTGTCGCGCCACGTCCACACCCATGATGAGCGGCTCGCCGTAGAAGGACTGTGGGGCGCGGTTCATCGCCGCGCGGATGTCCTCGGAGGAGATGAGCTGGCTAGCGCTCGATGAGGGGAACTCCCCCAGCCACCGCTTCTTGATGTGGTCGGAGTCGACGCCCCAGAGCGCAATCTGCTTCTCGATGTACTCCTTGTTGGTGAAGCTGACTTCGCGGGAGTCCACTTTGAAGGTCTTCCAGAACTGGCCCTGGCCCTCGGTGTCGAAACACTCGCGGAAGCGGCCCGTGTTCCGGGTGGGGTTGCCCATCGCGAACCACAGCAACTCGGTGTCCTTCTCGCCCATCACCCCGTCGATGGTTTCCCAGATGTTGGAGGTGATGCCGGAGGCCTCGTCGAAGATGACCAGGGCGCGCTTGCCCTCGTTGTGGAGGCCGGCGAAGGCTTCGGGGTTGTCTTCACTCCAAGGGATCGCGTCGATGGACCACTCGGGGTGTTCGGGGTCGGTGGAGGCCAACGACGTCGACGTCCACTTGAACAGGTCCTTGCCCAAGAACAAACGATGCCATTTAGCCAACTCTTTCCAGAGTTTGAGGCGGAGCTGCTTCTCAGTGTTCGCCGTCACCGCGCCCTTGGTGTCGGCCATGGTGGAGATGGCCCAGAGGATCAGCCAACACACCATCGCGGACTTGCCGATGTTGTGGCCGGAGCGGACGGCGATCTGGATGGCGTTCGCGATGATGAGTTCGGGGCGGCGCAGGCCCTCCGCGAGTTTGTCTTCGAGGTAGGTTAGGAGTTCATCCTGCCAGGGCTCAGGGCCGGTCTTCTTCTCCAGTTCGCCGGGCTGGCCCCAGGGGAACATGGCATAGACGAACGCGCGCGGGCGGAATGAGTAGGAGCCCAACTCCGTGAGGAGGGCGTCGCGATCTTCTGGTGAGAGGCCCCCCGGCGTCATGGTCAGCTCACATCCGCATCGGTGATGTAGGCCTGGACGGCCCGTTCGCGGGAGAGGCGGAGCTTATCGCCGATGCCGTGGTTGACGTTCACGTTGACGGACTTCGCCACCGGCGCGTGGCCTGTGCGGTCGGCGATGAGGCGGTAGGCTTCGAGGAGCTGGGCGGGCGAGAACTTCTCCGGCGTCTCGTCCAACACCTCCTGCAACCGCATGAGGAAGTCTTTGCCAAGCTCCGCCGATGCTGTGGCGAAGTCCATGAACGCGTGGTCCACCTGACCGGTGTAGTAGGCGAGGAGTTCCTGGAACGCGGGGTTGGCCTTGAGTTGGCTGACGCGAGCGATGGAGTAGTTGCAGAGGGTGGCGGCGACTGTTTCGTCCATCCCGCCCGCAAGCATCTGGGCGAGGCGGTGGTGGGTGTGGCGGAGGGCCTTAATGGTGTTCGCGCCGTTGGGGTCGAAGGAGGAGTTGCCCACTTGGCCGCCTTCGGCCAACACCGCGTTCATGGCCTCGACGTGCGTGGCGTCGAGGGGGCCGGTGGAGGTGACGACTTCGTGGAGGGGAACCACCGGGCGCGCCTTGGTGGCGAACGCGGGGCTGAACTTCGGCCCGTCCATGAAGGCGTCGAGGTCGGCGTCGGTGAGTGCGGAGGGGTGCATGAAGCGGACCTGTGTGGGTAAGCCATACAACGACGCGGGCTGGGCCGGGAGGTAAGTAGCAGGATCGGCCCCAGCGCCACCTTGGGGTCTAGGGGTGGTGCCTGTCAAGCGGGAAACCACAAGAGGGGCGAAATCGGCCTTGACAAAGCGTCGCGGGGCGACTATTCGCGCGCGCCCGCCCACGCGCGGTCTAGAATGACTCGGCGGCCAGAGGGCGCATTGTATGGCTTACCCACTCGTGGGCCTACATATATCCGGGTCCTTTGTGTGCGCGATGCCGGGGGGTACCGGCGGGGTGGGGGGTGCGCCTTCGGCGCGTGTGAGTGTGACCGGATTGGGTGGGCGGGAGGGTGAGTGTGTTCACGGTTTGGGCGCGTGGATTTCGCATAACACTGCGGGCTGTGGTGCGTTTAATGTGGGTGATGCGGGTGAGTGGGCGCTTGACAAGCGTGAGAGCGCCGAATATCCAGGGCGCAGCATCAATGGAGGCTATCATGAGCTATCGTGTTCTCATCATCGGACGTACCTGGGCGAACCGTGAGCCACTATGGCCGGTGTCCAACTATCTGTCCGAGCGTGACGCGCACCGCTTCGCGCGAGATTGGTTGGAGCAATTCCCCAATGAGCCTGTGCGTGTGGTTCCGAACACGCATCCTGTCGCGGCGGTGTTGGCGTATTGAGGATGCGGGACGCCTGTTGAGTAACGAATTGGCCCCTTCGGGGGCCTTTTTGTTGGGGTGGAGGGAGGTGAGGGTGTGTGTAGGCTGCGTAGGCACTATGTCTGTAGTCCTGTAAGCCGTGGGGCACCTGACACCCCCTCCCCCACCAAAAATTTTCTTCTTGACTTTGTAGTATATATGTGAGTGAGTTGTTCTAGATTTGTTCACGGCCAATCGGACGCGCACCCGGCCTGCCCCACGGCTTACACAACTACAGTCTTAGCCAATACGCATACGGGCTGGCGCGCGCTCGCGCCCTCTGCTAGGCTCGCGCTGGGGCCGCCCGCAGGCCTCGCCAACGGAGCGCCCTTCCCATGCCAGCCCTACGGTCGTTCAACGCCTCCAGCGCGGTCGTCAAGCGCGTCGCAGACGCAGCCCTGGACGATCCCGCAGGCTGCGTTGTGACGTGGTTCAGCCGCGACATCGGCCTAGCCGCCTGCAGGCAATCCGCCCGCAGCTTCCAGACCTCATTCTCTTCCCTCCGCGCCCGCGCCCGCCGCCAGCGCATCAACCACGTTGGGGACGCCTCCAACCTCACCTTGGACCTTGAAGTCGTCGGCCCCTACGACTGCCTCGCCTGCACGCCGCGCGAATTGCCTGAAGGCGCGGGCTGGTCAGTGTCGCTCCTCAAAGCCGACACCGCGCTCCAAGGCGTCACCATCACCAGCGCTAGCACAGGCGAGCCTATCGACGGCATTGACCGCGAATCAGTTAAAAAGAACGAAATCCTTAACCGAATGATCGAGTACCCACACACAGTGACGAGAGCGGAATACGATTTCGTCATCGGCGGCAACGCGGAGCGTAAGCGTCTCGCGGATGAATTCTTCACCCCGCATTGGGAGGAGGAGGAACCCGCGCGGACGTTCGTGGGCCAAGACGCCTTGCTCGATGAACTCGGGGATGATGCGTTTGCGGAAATTTCAAATGAGGGCAATAAACCCGCTTGACACACTCAGAGAGGCGAGCGTAGGGTTGGAACATCAAACGGAGGAACAACATGACCAACAAACAACTACACCAATTCGTGAAGCGTTATCACGGTTGGTTTGAAGATGGAGTGATCCGGTTCCCCTCCGTCTATCTCAAGGAACAATTCGAAAAGGCGATTGCCAATGTTTGAGGTCATCGAATCGCGCGTGTGGAAACACACAAGCGGGCGTACCGCTTCAATTTACGGAGCGTGTCCGTGGGTTGCTCAATCCGACGCGCCTAACTGGCAAATCGTGACGCGCGGTTGGACTGTCCGCAATCCCCACACCGGGGAAGTCGGCGCATGTCGGCCACCTTTCGCAACGAAAGAGGAGGCGCAGGCCTTCGCTGAACGGGTCCAGCCCTCACGAAGCGGCTACGGAGACTAACGCCCACTCCCTCTCGCGGACAACCCGCCCTCTGGCTCGCGGCTTCGGTTGGCGAGCCTTTGGGGTGGGCGCACCCCGCGCCAAGGGAAGGAACCCTCCAATGACCATGCAGCGTAGGCATTTTGAGTTGATTGCGAAGATGATCGCGTCTTTGGACGCCTCAGCGCCGTATTACGGACCGCTGAGTCCTCTTGGCGTTAGGAAAGTCGCGTATGAGTTCGCCCGCACGCTCGCCGCCACAAACCCCAACTTCAACCGCGCCCGGTTCCTCAAGGCGTGTGGGGTGGAGGGCTAAAGCATGTTTAACGTCATTATAACCGAATACCGCCTTGACCAAAATCACGTCGGCGAGTTGACAGGGCGGTGCATCCTTTGGTCGCAGCATCGTAGCAAGAAAGCCGCTGGACGCGTTTTGGGCTCCTTAATTAGTGGAAAACACGCAAAGAGCACACAACCTCCGCGCGGCTTTGCGTATCATTATCAAGTTACCAACGCTGATACAGGAGAGTGTTTCGCCCGCAACGATTGTTATTGACCCTCAACCCATGCGGAGGCCCCATCCTCCGCATTATTGAAGGCCAAAAGGAGATTCATAATGCAACTCACCCTCGAACAAGCCCTCATTCGCTACGACCGCAAGCAATCCACGCGCAAGTATTACAACCCCCACGCGCTGAACCTTTACCTCGCGCGTGCGGAGGAGGTGCAAGCAGAAATCGCCAAGGGTAAGTCCCCACGCCAAGCCGTGATTGACAGCTTCACCGATCGCCTTCGCGACTATCTCCTGCGCGAGATGGGCCTTACCGTGTGTGGCGCATGACCCCGCGCTCTCCCCGCGACGCCCTCCACCTCGCAGCCCTCCGGGGCGCGTCAACCCACGCCACGCTCAACCGCCTACGCGGCAAGCGGCGCGACGCCGAGGTCGCCACCTACTTCGGCGCGTGCTGGCGCGGAGCGTGGTGGGCCACATCCCACGACCCCGAATTCGACCTCAGCCAGCCCGGCGAACTCATCGAACGCCGAGGCTGGCGCGAGGTGCAAACGCAACTGCACATTTTGGAAGGGAGGGCGTGATGGCTGACTTCACACTGGATACGTCGGGCGCGGTCGCCACAGGCGATGCCGCACAGGGCACCTATTGGGCTTATTTTTGGCCCGACCTCTCGCCTTTTGAGCGGGGCTACACGCGCAAGGCGTTGGAAGACCTGAACGAAGCCCTCCGCGCCAATCCTGGCAACTACTTGGACGGCGGCGAGGGGGTCGAATACATCGGCCCGACCGTCGGTTTCTCCGACCTCTCCCCCGAAGCTCTAGGGGTAATCAGGAAGGACTGCAAGTTGGCGGAAAACAACTCCTACGCTTGGCATACTTGGCTGGACCGAGTGGGTGTTGAAGGAGGGAAGAACTTTTGGGAGAGTCGGCAAAAACCCCATCGTTGGTATGCCAAAACCTTCCCACCCCTCACCGTCTTCCTCTCTGACGAGGGCAGGGTCTGCTTGAGGGAGGCGACGTGATGCGACGCGCAGCAATCACTCTCGCACTCACCATCGGCCCCTGCGCGGCGTACGCCGTGTGGGCGCTCACTGGCCGCCATTGGGGCCACCTCGCCCTGGCGGCGGCGCTGAACCTCACCCTCTGGACCGCTGGCCCAGCGCTAATCGCCTACGCGGCGCGCGCGTCCCTCCAATAACCGTTCTCCCGATCGGTACGCAGGAGCCCAATCATGACCGTTGACCAGTCTCTCGAAGTTCTCGCCCGCCATCTTGACGGAACAGAAGATGACACCGAACAAGCGCACCGCTCTGCCGACGCCGCCTTGTGCGAAGTCCTGCAAGCCCTCGGCTATGACCGTCTTGTGGCCGCGTGGCAAGAAGTGGGAAAGTGGTACGCCTAACGCGGAGGGAGGGGCGAAGCCCCGAACACTCACGTCTGCCGAAAGCGCACTCACTCCGCGCTTGACAGTTACACCGTACCGCGTAGCGTTCCCACTCAGCCCTCAACACTCAGGAACCGCCCACATGAAATGGACACCATACCCCACGCTGACCCGCCCCCAACGCATCGCCCTCGCGGTCCTGGCCGCGTGGCAGGCCACCCACCCGCGCCCCGTCAGCCTCGGCGGCCCGAAGTGGTCGCATGGAGGGTGCGCGCGATGACTAGCGACCTCATTGCCGAATTCAAAGAATGTCTCAGCCGCATGAGCTACGCTCGCGCGGGGTGGGACTACGAACTCTCCCCGGAAGAACGTACAAGGGAGAACGCGTTGGAAAAGAATTCTCTTTCCCGCGCGCGCGCTATTTGGGGCGACAACCCCGACGCACACGAAGTTTTGCGTGCAGCTTTCGTTGAGGCCAGCCCCCTCGCCACGCTAAAGGAAATCACCCAATGACCGCTAAGCTCTTAATCCGCGAAGTGAGCGCACGCGAGTTCGTACAGCACAACGGGGATTACGTTGACCTCTACGACGGACAGCATGATTCCGCAGCCCTAGTACAAACCGCCATTGACCGCGCAATCGCGGAGGGTGAGCGTCTGTGTGCTGAGGGCAACGTCGAGGCCTTCCAAGTGTGGGAACTCCGCACCACCCGCCAGCGCGTGTGGAAGCTTGAGGAGGTGACGGCGTGACTAATGCAGAAATAGATGCCACTGAATGGACGCCTTCTCAAAAGGCAAGCGCCAAACGTATTGAGAAGGCGTTCCGAGAGTTTAAAGAACGTTACGCCTGTTATTACCAGTCCCCACCTACTCATCGCTTTTGGAGCAGTCGTGCATTACTGAATCTCCTCGGCACCCTCCTCATCCTCACCCTCGCCATCGGCTTCGCGGTTGTGGGAGGGAGGTAGGCGGCATGCCAATGTTCCTGTCTTCCAAATTCAAAGAAGGTGACTGGGTTGTACGTAAAAAGACACACCTTCCTTGGGGCCGTGTTGTAACCTCACTCACGCGAAACCCTGGACGAGTTTACATAGAGTGGCCTGCCAAACGCGCGTGGGAAGATGAGAAGGATTTACGCAAAGGTAAACATCCATGATCCCAGCTCTCACCCCCGCCGACATCATGTCCCTCCGCACCAGCGCCGCGACCCTCCGCAACCTCGGGGGCGGCGTCAACCTCGGCTCGCCCTACATCCTCTACCTCCCCGCCGATGACGCCTTCTGCCTGCACGCCTACGGCTCGCCTCAGGCCAAGCACGCCGACCCCCGCGTCCTCGGCGCGATGCTGGCGGGGGAGCGCGCCGAGCCCGGCTACATTCGCCGCGTGCTATCGCCGCTCACCGACTGCGACACGGCCTCCCTCGCCCCCGACGACCGCGCGGCCCGCGAACGCCATCGCGCGTCGGAAGCCGCCCGCGTTCGTGCTGCCGAAGCCGAACGCGCCGAGGCCGCCCGCCGACGCGCCCACGCCATCGACGTTTCCAAGCTGGATTTGGAGGACCTATGACCCCGCAACACGCTCACACGACCGGACCTTGGGTATTCGACCAAGGTGTGGTGCCAACTGTACGCTTTGAAGGCCATTGTCATATAAATGGGGATAATTGGTTCGGACTCGCTCAAGTCGCCGTCGAATGCAACGGCGAACCCTCTTTAGAAGGGGAAGCCAACGCCCGCCTGATCGCTGCGGCTCCTGAACTCTATGCCGCCTTGCGGGAAATGTGCAACGTTTGGGGCGGCGGGAACGATGATCCAGTCTATATTGAAGGGCGCAGGGCGCTTTCGCTTGTGGAGCCCACGCCATGACCGACTTCACAACCGCCTTCGCAGTCTACCTAGGCGTCGCCGTCTCCCTAGCGCTCGTGACCTGCTTTCTCTGCGGTCGAGCGCACGACGACGACCCCGCCGCACTCGTCCTCGCCGCTTTCTTCTGGCCCATCTTCCTTGCACTCGCCGTAGCCATTCTTCCCTTCGGGCTCGCGTACCGCGCGGGAAAGACGCTGTCATGACCTCCCACCGCCCCAACCCGAACCTCCCCTTCGACGCCCTCAACCCCCACGCCAATCTCTCCGAGGCCGAGCGAGGGGTCATCGAAGCGCAGAGCTACAACTTCGCCCGCACCTACGGTCGCCCCATGGCCCTCCCGCCCATGCTCTACGAAACCCTGCGCCTGGGCGGCGTGGACATGCGGCACATTGTGGCCGACCCGAGTTTGGAGAACTAGGATGGCCAAGCAACGCAAGCGCGGCGGCCCTTCCTTTGCCGCCTACGTCGCCGATAAGATGGACGGAGAGCCGAAAAAGCCGCGCCTCACCATCGGCTCCAACCTCGCGCGCTCCGGTCTGGACCCTTGGGAGCGCGCGCAGGAAACCCGCAAGGCCAACCGCAAGGAGAAAGAAAATCGTCTCGCCCTCCGCCGTTTCTGACACTTGACAAAGGAACCTCCGTCCCCCACGCGCGCTTGACACGCGCGTTCGCGCAGTTCACAGTGCCCAACGTCACTCCCTCAGCCCGCATCCCGCAGGCTGCAAACCTCAGGAACCCCTCATGCCGCAATTCGACACCTCGACCCCGACCATTTCCCGCAAGTTCGCCGACCACACCTTCACGGTCCCCGCGCCCTTCACCGAAGGCCACGCGCTGACCGCCGACGAAGCCAAGTTCATGAACGGCCAAGTCGCCTCGGTCGTCGGCAACCAGTTCGCCGGTGACGTGCGCCGGGCGTTGGCCGCCTACAACAAGGCCCAACGCGACGCCCTACCGAAGAAGGAACAGGCCTCCTACGTGGACACGACCGACGTATCCGTCCTCGGTTGGGACATGGCCGCGCGCTTCGCGGAGAAGTATGCGGACTACGAACTCGGCGTGTCCAACCGTGGCGGCGACGGCTCCGCGTCGGCCAACTCCGCCCTTGAGCGCACCGTCAACTTCCTCAACGCCGAAGACATGAAGGCCCGCATCATCGCCAAGGGCCTCAAAGTCGGCGCGTTCCAAAAGGCCGCCGCCTCCGACCCGCAGTACAAGACCAAGTGGGCCGAACTGCTCGCCAAGAACCTCGAAGCCAAGGGCGACCAGTTCCGCGCCACGGCCCAAGCGCAGATCGACGCGGCGGCGGCCAACGCGGGCTCCGACGACCTCCTCGACGGCATCACGGCTCCGGTCGCCGAAGTGGAGGCCCAACCCGAAGCCGCCTAACGCGGCCACTCTCTCAGGCAGGGCAATCGGCCCAAACCCCCAGGCCCTAGTGCCAAACCCCCGCATTGCCAGCCCTGAGTGGGAGGCCTCATTGGTGAAAACCAGTGGGGCCTTTCCCATTAAGTAGGAGCCCTAATCATGCCCACCGACCCGCCTCTCATCAAACGCCTTCCGCCCTCCCTTACCTTCATCGGCCATCCCACAACCCTCCAGGTCAGCGTCACACTCCATTCCCTCGCCGATGTTGCCACCATGATCGAATTCTTCACCGTCCTACAAGACCGGCCTCAACTATTCGAGGCCCTTGAACCAGAAGGAGCGCCGTGATGCGTGAATTCATCGAATCCCACTTCGGCGCTGTCATCCTCCGTTGGGCCGAGCCCGATGAAGACGGCCACGGCGAACTCTACGAGGCTCTCCACCTCGGCCAACTCATCCGCGCCGACTCGCCCCTCCTCCTCCTGCGCGCGGTCACCGACCTCGAACCCGCCGTGGGCCGGGTGGTGTACCTCCCCGCCAACACACACTTGGCGTGGGCGGCATAATGGACACTCCCTGTCGCATTTGTCATAAGAGTGAGTGGGTTGGCGTCTATGACATCGCACACCCCGAGCGGTGGATTTGCGTAGAGTGCTGCCCCACCGTTGAACATTTCGACGGAGAAACGGGGCACCAGTTCGACTACGAGCGCGGCGAAGGATGGATGTGTAGGTACTGCGGCATCTTACGCGAACATACCAACTACGACTACTCGGATGAGTTTTGAATGCCCACTCACGCTGAGCTTTCTGCGCTATGGTACTCCGCCCTCAACGAGCCTCTCGGCGTGTGGATCGCCACGCCGGACCCTCTGCGCCTCAAATCGCTGATGTACTCCGCCCGCGCCAAGGAAACCTCGGGCGACCCCGACCACCCCATCGCGCGTCTCCAACTCCGCACCGCCGCGCCCGGCTCCGCCCCCGGCCTTGGGCCGAATAATCTGTGGGTGGTGCGCCCGCCGCCTGACGACGTGGAGGAGTAACCCGTGCCCCCGCCGCTGAAAATTGACACCACTCCTGTTAAATGGAGAATGAACACGGAGGACTTAGTGACCCTCCGCGAAGCCTTCGGCCCCGGCCACGTCAACGAGGCCGTACGGGCGCTCATCAGCGCGTACTGCGCGAGGTTGCGGCGCGAATCTCGTTGAACTCCAAAACATCCCACTTGACATCTCGTTGAACTCGTGTTATACTGCTGTCTTCAATTGGAGGACTGCCATGACCCTTGCTCAACTGAAAAAGTTCATCGCCACTCGCAACCGCTCTGAGTTCTCGTCCAACCTTCAGTTCCAAGTCGATTGTGAGGAGAGCGGCTTCTCCTGTGAAGACCTTGGGGACGCGGTTAAGGTCGTGAACGACGACGGCCACATGTGCGGTTGGCGTTGGGACACTCCACACGGTCCGCTCTACGAAAGCCGCGACGGCCAACTGCGTTTAGGCGGCTGAGTGTGTGTCGGGAAGGTGGCGCGCAGCGCCCACTCCCACCCCGCCGGTAGGGTATCGTATCGATTATCGATGCGTGTCTATTAGTGGTATGCCGCCGCGTCCGAGACGCTACCCCTAGCCGCCATCCCCTCCCATAATCCCCCTTGACATCCGTTCCGCTCCCCTATACGCTACCCAAATGCCCGACGCGATCCCCACGCATCCGCCTTCCGAGTGGTGTAACACCGATGAAGCCGCAGCCTACCTCGGCTATTCCCGCAAGGCGCTGGAAGCGTGGCGTTACTCGGGCTCCGGCCCTCCCTTCTACCGCGTCGGCAACCGCTCCTCCATCAAGTACGCCTACGCCGACCTCAAGGCGTGGATGGAGGCCCAACGCGTGAACCCTTCCGAACTTCAACGGCCTGCCGAATGACCCCGATCATCGCCCAGGGGAGTGACGCAGCGTGGAGGCCCAGCTAGGTAGCAAGCAGGCTGTGCAAGCCGGACTATTGAGCCCTTATCGCAAGGGCACTTTAGAGCAAAACGCAAACGATGAAGCTGGTAAGTTAAAACGCTCAATAGTCCGACTGCCCGATCCGCCCACTGATTCCATTGCCCAGCCCGCGTTCCACAAATTCGTAACTCATCGGAACCCCTCCAATGCCCTTCGACGCTGAACACTTCGTGGTCACCGACCTGCCCGTCCATCCCTCGGTGAGTCAACCAGAGCGCATCCGCACGTTGCGAGACGCGATCCGCGCCGCGCCGCAGGATTTCGACATGCGCGATCCCGCTATGCACACTTGCGGAACCGCTGTCTGCTTCCACGGGTGGGTTAAAGAGCTTTTCTTTGGAAAGTATGTCACTACTGAAACCACTTCGGCGCACTTGGGGCTGTCTCCCCAACAAGGGGCCGACCTCTATCAAATGTGGACCGGAAACGCAGAGCCTTGTAACTTAAACCGTAGATTCCGCGACATCACGGCTCAAGAAGGTGTGCGCGTCCTCAACCACTACCTCGCCACGGGCGAAATCGACTGGTCGGTCGCATGACCGACTCGCCCCTCAACGCCACCGACCCCGACGCCCTGACCCGGTTGTTTGAGAGTGACCCGACGACAATCAGTGACGCGGAGCTTACGGTATTGATTACTGAGCTTCGCCGTCGCCGTAACGCCTTCCTCTCCGAAGAGGCCGCCAAGTCCCTCGCCCCCAAGAAGGCGCGCACCAAGAGTGACGCGATCCCGGCGAGTGTCGCCGCCGCGTTGGACAAACCCGTTAGCGAACTCGATTTGGATGACCTGTGATGAGCGCCTCTGACCTCACCTCCCTCCTCATTCGCGTGGAAAAAGCTGAGGGGGCGGATCGGGAGCTGTTAGTAGCTCTCGGCGAGGCACTGTTCATCGACTTCGCGCCATCGCCCGCGTGGTGGAAAAAGTTCACCAGGTTCATAGACGCTGGGGCCTGGACTGATGCCGCCCTGGCGCTCTGTAAGCGGCTATATCCCGACGTTTTCTTTCACGTTTCCCGGTTCAGCAGGGATGGCGGAGCCGAAGCACACCTCTATCCGAACCGGCGTATAGGAGACGACTACAAAGCCGAGGCCAAAACCCCCGCCCTCGCCCTTCTCGCCGCTCTCCTCAAGGCCAAGATCGCGGAGGCTAGCCATGACCAGTGAAAAGGGACTGGTGGAGAGGCTGCGGGCGGTTCTTCAGTCGCGTCCGATCACGTTGCGGGTGCCACAGGTCTACCACGACCCGGTTCACGACAACCCGTGGGGTCTGTTCGCGGACGATATTGCCGAAGCCGCTACCCTCATCACCACCCTACAAGCAGAGAACAGGGTCGCAGTAGAGGCGCTGAGGAGATTGTCGGACGCCTCGGACGAGATCAACGGCGCAATCGACGACCAGATTTACGATGAGCGCGCAAGCGACGGCTTCGACAGCCAACCAAACGACGAGTTCTCCGTGACGCTCAAGTGGGGCGATATTCATGAGATGGATCGGGCGATCTGCGGCGCCCAGAGTCTTTTCAAGGATCTAGCCTCTCACGGCGCAGGGCTACCAGACAGCCCATCGGTGTCTCAAGAGGCCGAACATGTCTCCCGTTGACCTTATCTTTACTGCTGTGGAGAACTCTCTTCTCTCAATCGAGAGTCGCCTAGACGACCCGCGTTGGGCGCACGAGAAAGAGGCATTGGAGAACTCCCACCTCACTCTCTCCATTTTCCGTAGTCAACTTGTCCAAACTCTCACCCAACCCAGAGGCTGATCCCCATGCCCTCCCCCATCACCGCCTCCATCGGCGTTGAGCTGACACTGAACCTCACCGCCGTCCACACCTCCATCAGTGCGGGCCTCTCCGACACCAACGCTCCCGAGGACTTCATCGAGGACGTGGCGATTGACGCGGTGTTGTACGACTACTACGCCCCCGAACGCGAAGGCCTGAACACAGGATCGCGCGTGCTGACCCGCGATATCCTCCGCGGCGTGGACATCACCAACCCCCATGTTATCCTCCTCCTCGACAACCTCCTCATGTGCGTCAACGACGCGGCGGAAGAGGCGCTTTTGGCGGAGGTGGGGGATGAGTGAAGAGAAACTCTCCCTCGCACGCAGAGAACGCGACTCCGCCCTCGCCACCGCCGAAGCCATGCGCGATGATGAGTCCGCCCGCTTGGTGTATCTCCAACGCGCGTTACATGCCCAAGAACGTGTGGTGAGTATCCGCAAAGCCATAGTGGATGCTTACGAAGCTTGCCACGCGTGTGGCCGCAAGGTGAAAGTACCGTGCCACGATTTCAACGGCTTTCACGAAAGCGGTCCTTGGGACTTCTCATGCGAGGATCGTCTCCGTGCAGCAAAGTGAACTCGTCCGCTCCCCCTTTTCCGCCAACATCCCGCAGTGGCAAGTCGCCTATGACTCCACCTCCCTCGGCTGGCTCAAGACCTGCGCGCGCCTGTACAAGTACCAAATGATTGACCAATGGTCGCCCAAGTCGCGCGGCATCCACCTAATGTTCGGTGGCCTCTACGCCAGCGGCGTCGAACACTACGCGCATTACCGCGCCGCAGGCGACGACCACGACACCGCAACACTGAAGATGGTCCGCTGGGTGTTGGAGAACTCCGGCACGCGCTCCGATGACGGAGTGTGGGTTCCCTGGTCCCCCGGCGACCACAAGGACGCCAACATCAAGAACCGTTACACCCTCATCCGCTCACTCGTCTGGAACGTTGAGGAACACCTCACTTCCCCCTTCCAAACGGTCGTCCTCGCCGATGGCCGCCCCGCAGTGGAGCTCACCTTCAACTTCGACGCCTTCGAAATCGAGGGGGAAACCGTCAGCCTTAGTGGGCATTTGGACCGATTGGCGGAGGCCAACGGAGAGCTTTGGGTGCTGGACGACAAAACCACCAAGGGCGCACTCAACGCGCAGTACTTCAAGGGCTACACGCCCCACAATCAAATGTCGCTGTATGCGATTGCCGGCAAAGTGATCGCCGACCGCCCCGTGCGCGGCGTGCTGATCCGTGCGGCCCAAATCGGCGTCGGCTTCACCCGGTTCGCCACCGGCCAAGCGCCTCGCCCCAGCGCCGTGTTGACCGAATGGCTCCACAACACTGAAACCTGGATTCGTCAAGCCCGCGAGTACGCCATCGCCGACTACTGGCCGATGAACGAGACCTCGTGCGACAAGTTCGGCGGGTGCGCCTTCCGCGACGTGTGTGCCGTGTCGCCATCGCACCGCCCTCAGTGGCTTGAAGAAGGCTTCGAACGTCGCGAATGGAACCCACTCATTGCCCGAGGTGATATATGACACACTCTCTGAACACCAGCATCATGCTTCATCCTTCCCAGGCGAACATCCTCACCGATAAGATGGTTGAACATGACACAACCCAACTCCGTTTCACTGACGGAAGCACGACCGTTACCGTGTTTCTCTCTCGTGAGGCCGCACTATACTGCGCCCACTTGCTTCACGCCGAGGTCCACGAATTCGACAAGGCTAAGTCGCAACAAGACTCTGTTGTGATCGCCACCACTCCCGTAGACCTCGACGACGAAATCCCGTTCTGATGCGCCCCGACCAACCCCTCACCCACTTCCGCGTGTGGATGGCCTCCAACAAGCCATACAACCTCTGCGATGGCGTTCCCGGAGCGCCGCGCACGACCCCCCACCGCTCCCTCGTCACCTGCCCAGAATGTTTGGAGAGATTGCGTTGAAGGTGCTGGTAGCGATCCCCGCGTTGGACACATGTGCAACTGATTTTGCCATGTCCCTCGCCGCGCTAATGTCGCGGAAGGCTTACGAGAAGCGGCTCGGCAAAACACGCGACGTGGACCTCGCCCTCGCTTGCTGTAAGGGCTCGCTCATCATGCACTCCCGCAACAAACTCATGCAGCAAGCCCTCGACTGCGGCGCGTCCCACATCCTCTTTCTCGACTCCGACATGACCTTCCCGCCCGACGTCCTCGACCGTCTCATCGCGCACCGCGTCGGCATCGTGGGCGCGGATTACGTCAACCGGGTCGCGCCCCACGCGCTGAACGGGACGCAGGACATGGCCACCCGTGTCGCTCCGTTAACGTCACGCGGGCTGCTTCCGATGCTAACCCTCCCCTTCGGCTGCATCCTCATCGACCTCAAAACTCTCGTCGGCATGTCTCGCCCGTGGTTCAAGTATCTGGAGGGTGAAGGCGACCACGACACCCAATCAGAAGATACGTTTTATTGCAATTCCGCCCGCCGTCTGGGCCATACAATCTGGTGTGATGCCGCCCTCACACGCGAAGTCGGCCACATTGGACAGGAAGTGTTCAGGGCATGAATAAGGAACTCATTGAATTCCTCAACAAACAGATTGCGTTGGAGGAGAAGCTGTTCACTAAAGCGTCCGCCGAAAAGTGGGAAGCCTCGGCCCTCCAAGCCCGTTCCCGCGCCGCTGCCTTTCAAATGGTCCTTAACTTCGTGAGGACGCTGTGAACAACATCTTCATCTACTTCCAACTCGGCTGTATCTTCATCGGCCTCCTCCTCCTCTTCATCCGCGTGATGAACGCCGAGCGCCACATCGCCAACCTCCTCGAAACCCTCCGCCAACATGGGATTTATCATGACTAACTCAACAGGCGCAGAGCGTGCCGCAGCCCTCCTCCGCGCGAAGGCCAAAGCCAACGCAACATTCTACGCTGACACGCCGACCGAGCCCGCAACCGAACCGCGCCAGTCCAAGCGCCGTCGTGAACTGCTCGCTAAGAAGCACGAAGGTCGTCCCGGCCCTCACAAGCGGGGGCGCTGATATGCCCGACGCCACCCTCCGCATCCAACTCATCCCCCACGCCTTCCCCCTCAACGTCACGCCCGCTCTCACCGGCGAAGGCATGATGACCCTCGCCACGCCGGACGGGATGGTGCGGATGACGGTCCCCCTGGCCGCGTGGCCCTGGCTCACGCCCGGCGAGCAAATCTCCGGCTCACTGACGCTCTTCCGCGTCGCGATGGACGCACCCACGCCCGAGCCGCTTGGCCTCGCCCGCCCCGGCCTCATCATCCCCGGAGGGGAGAACTAATGCCCACCCTAGCAGACCATCCCTCCTCCTCCGTCATCAAACTCCTCAACATCGGCGAGTCCAAAACCGGCAAGACCGGGGCGCTCGCCTCCCTCGTCAAGGCGGGCTACACCCTCCACATCCTCGACTACGACAACGGCCTCGACATCCTCCAAACCGCGCTGCGCGGCGACAACGCCGCCTTGGCCCGCGTCCACTTCGCAACCCTCCGCGACACCATTGTCATGCACAACGGCACCCCGCGCCTCAAAGCCCCCGTCCACGCCTACAAGGACGCGGGCAAGACGCTGCAGGAGTGGGGCGTTGAAGCCTTCACCCCCAACGACGTGATCGTGCTGGACACCCTCACGACCTTCTCCGACGCCGCCTTCAACGAGGCCTGCTCCCTCGGAGGCCGCCTTAACCAACGCCCCCAACTCCAAGACTACGGATGGATGGCCGACAGTGTTAAACTCTTCATCGAACTCCTCACCGACCCGAGCCTGAACTGCCATGTCATCGTCAACACGCACATTCGCTATTTTAGCGGCAACGAAGAGGACCAGACCCAAGCTAAGGGCCTCCCAAATGCGAAGGGTCAAGAGATTTCTCGCGTGGTTTCACGCTACTTCAACACCGTTGTCCTCACGCGAAGTCAGGGCAGCGGGCCTGCAACGAAACGCCTCATCTCGACGCAGCCGCAGGGCGTTGTCGAGGTGGCAACGAGTAGCCCGTTTACTGTGAAACCCACCTACCCCGTAGACACCGGCATGGCCGCGTTGTTCGCCGATATTCTGGGCCACGGAGGTCCTGTAACCCATACAACCTCCGCCGCCCCGTCCCCCGCAAAGGGCACCACGCCCGCTGCACCAAGCACTCCCACTGAAACAAAGGAAACTGTGTAATGGCTCTGGACTTCTCAAAGTATTTGGACGTTGACGTTGAGTCCGTCCCGAAGACCCTGCCCTCCGTCCCCGGCGGCCACTGGTTCGCCACCATCTCGGGCTGGAAGGGCGCGGAGCGCAACTACGACAAGGCCACTGGCGGCCCGCCCACTCCCGTGGTCGAACTCACCTTCAAACTCACCTCGCCCGACAGCGATGTGGAGGATGAGGAGGCCGCCCAACGCTCCATCGGCAAGCTTGCCACCAAGGACTACAACCTCGCCGACGGTTCGGGCCAAACGATGCTCCGCAACCTCGCCGAGGACACGCTCGGCCTCGACGTGAAGGGTCTCCATTTCTCTGACGTCCTTGACGCCCTCAAGGGCCAAGAGGTCAAGGTCTTCAACAACCCGCGCGCCGGGAAGGAAGAGGGCCAGTTCTACACCAACATCACCAAGGTCCTGGGCGCGAGTTCGTAACGTGTTTGGCCCCGTTGTACCCTCAGCGGGGCCATCCCCGTGCCGCATCATGATCCTCGCCGAAGCCCCCGGCTCCGAGGAGTCCGCCAAACTCCGCCCACTCGTCGGCCCTAGCGGCCACGAACTGCGGCGGCAACTCAACACTGTTGGGATCAATCTCGATGACTGTTTCAAAGCCAACGTCTTTTCCCGCCAGCCGGACGGGAACAACCTGCACCTTTACTCAACATCGGTGGAAGCCGACCAAGTTCGTGAGCAAGGCCCCCTCGCGACTAACCCTGTTGCCTACATGGACCGCGCGCATTCGTGGGAACTTGAGCGTCTTTACGCCGAAATACGTGCGTGCAATCCACACATAATTATCGCCCTCGGCAACACCGCCACTTGGGCGCTAGGCCTCGGCCTGGGCATCTCCGCCCTACGCGGTTCGGTGCATACAACGTCGGTAACTGGCCGCCCGGTGAAAGTCCTGCCGACCTACCATCCCGCCATGATCCTCCGCCAATGGGACCACCGCGTCATCGCCCTGGCCGACCTCGCCAAAGCCGAGCGCGAATCCCACTACCCAGAGGTGCGCTTCGACAACACCGAACTCTGGCTAAACCCAACCCTCGCTGACATCGCCGAGTTCGACGCCCGGTTCATGCGCGACGCGCGCCGATGCGCCTGCGACATCGAAACCAAGCGCGGCCAGATCGACTGCGTGTCCTTCGCGCCCTCGCCGGAGTACAGCATCTCCATCCCCTTCTGGGTCGAAGGCCCCTCCCCCAACTACTGGCCCACCGTCGCCGAGGAACTCGCCGCGTGGCGCTGGGTCCACTGTTGGCTTGAGCGCGGGGACCTCGTTAAGTGCTTTCAAAACGGGTGCTATGATCTTTCATATCTTCCACTCACGGGCTGTACTCCACGCAACTGTTCAGAGGATACGATGCTCCTTTCGCATTCGCTTTGGAGCGAGATGCAGAAGGGGTTAGGTTTCTTGGGCTCAATCCACGCGAACTGCCCCTCGTGGAAGCAACTGAACAACCTCCACAAACGCAAGAAAGAGGAGTTTATGAAAGCCAATGATTAAACCTGAGAAACTCTCCTCCTTCGACAAGAAGAAGCTCCGCGAACTCCACGCCACCGGCGTCAGCGCGCAGAACCTCGCGAAGCGGTACGGCATCTCGCCTAGCGCGGTCAGTCGGATACTGAGTGGGGAGCGCCCATGAGAGTTCACGTCCCCGACCTCTATATTTTGACCGATGCCCGAGGCTTCACCACCGCGATCACCAAACGCGATGCCGTAAACCGCGAACTCGCCCGCGTACCGCTCCTCGTCCCGATCACCGTGTGTGGCTGGGCGCGGGTCGGCGCGCACTTCGGCGTCACTTGGCGTAAGCTCACCGAGTACACCTGGGACGGGATGCTCGCGTCATGGCGCTGAAGCTCCGTTCCGCCGACCTCTACACAACCCTCTCCACCCGCGACCTCGACGCCTCCACAACCCGCGCGGCATACAACGCCCTGGACTCCGCAATCACTCTCCGCGTCTTCGACTCCCTCTCCGAAGTGGTCCGCAAGCAAAACACCTCCCACGCGGCGACCTCCTACCAGTTCGTCCGCGCAATGCAAGGCCCCGCGATGGCAATGGTGCGACGCGGGATCGCCGTCAACACAAAGGTCCGACAAGATGAAACTGAGCGATTTCTGGCCGTTCGGGCGAAAGCCCAAGCAGTTCTCGACACCCTCGCCGCTGCCGTTTGGGGACCAGCCCGCGTTGTCGTTAAAACCCGGAGCCGTGAACTATTCACCCCGATTGGGAAACGCGGTCAGCAACTTACACCTCGCTATCGAACCATCGTTGTCGAAACCGAAACCTCCGTCCCCCGAGGCCTCAACGCCAACTCCGACAAGCAAGTCCTCGCCTTCTTCAACACCGCTCTCGGCCTCCCCGTCGAGTACGAAATCCGCAAGCGGCCCACGGGCTCGGAGCGCACGCCCTCGGCCAACAACAAAGCCCTCCGCAAATGGGCCCAAGCGCGGACGAAAGGACCGGGGGTAGATGGGAGGGACCGAAGTGTCCCCAGCGTTAGACTCGCTGCTCCTTTCGTTTCGCTCATTCTCACAATTCGAGACGCGGACAAAATGCTGTCAGTGTTGCGCACCCCTCTCGACCCCGATGGACGAATGCGCTGCAGCTATAACGTGGTTGGAACGGAGAACGGACGATGGAGTTCAAGCAAGAACGCCTTCGGACGCGGAACTAATCTTCAAAATGTCACCCCGCCTATGCGAAGAATGTTCTGCGCAGACGACGGTTACCGGTTTGTGTCAACTGATCTTGAACAAGCCGAATCCCGCCTAGTCGCGGGCCTCGTCTGGGCCACCACCGGCGACGACACCTACTGGCGCGCCTGCCTCAGCGGCGACCTACACACCACCGTGGCCCGCATGACGTGGCCGGAATTGGGATGGACAGATGACCCGAAAGCGAACCGCAAAGTCGCCGACACGCCCAGCCGCGAACTTCCGAAGTTCTCTTATCGTGACATCTCTAAGCGTCTCGGCCATGGAAGCAATTATCGTGGCTCCCCTTTCGGCATCGCGCAAGCTGTTGGAGTACCTCCGAACATTGTCGAAGACTTTCAACGTCGATATTTCAATGCCTTTCCAGCCATACCTCACTGGCACGAATGGTGCAAACGTCAGTTGGTGGATCACCAGTTTCTCGATACGCCCTTGGGGCGTCGTAGGTGGTTCTTTGGACGCCCGAACGAAGATTCAACACTTAGGGAGGCTATCGCCTTTGGCCCCCAAAGTACAGTGGGCGAACTTCTGAACCTCATCATGTACAAAGTCTGGGTCCGATCACTCCTCCCCCCCACCGACCCGTCCCACCTCCCCATCCAACTCCTCCTCCAAAACCACGACGCCTTCGCCTTCCAAACGCCGACCTCCGCCCACCTCCCCACCATCATCGCCTCCGTCAACGCCGAGTTCAACTCCACCCCAATCCCGTTCGTCAGGGGCGACGAGCGGCGCGACCTAATCATCCCCGGCGAGTTCGTCACCGGGTTCAATTGGGCCTACGCGGACAACGACCCTGATCCAGGCAAGTGGCACTTCGTTGACGGGAACAAAGATGGACTCCGCAAATGGTCAGGAAGCGACGAACGCATCCGCCAGCAGCCTGCGATTGCTCGCAGCGCCGACTTCCTCGGTCGGCCCAGCGCCCCAAGTTGGAGGTGAGAATCTTGTCGACCTCTTCCTCAGCTACACCAACGATCTCCCTTCACCTAGAGTGTTCCGTCTGTGGGCGGCCATACACGCCATTGGAGCGTCCGGAGAACGTAGAGTCTGGACTCAATTTGGTCGTTTGCGACTTTACCCCAACCTGTTCGTGTTTCTCGTGGGACCTCCGGGTACTGGCAAAACCGTAGCACTCAACCCCGTTGGGGAGATGCTGCGGAAAGCCCAGAGCGTCACTCTGGCACCGAATGACATCACTAAGCAAGGCCTTCTGGACACTCTGTATGAGGCGGCTCGGGCTGCGTTAATTGATGGTCGCCCCTTCGACTACCACTTCCTCGCCCTCCACATCGCCGAACTCTCCAACTTCATGTCGCAGTACGATGCGGCGCTGGCGGGACTCCTGACCGAACTCTTCGACTGCCCTCCCTTTAACGAGGAGGTCAAGCGCGGCCACGACAAGGGCAAGTTCATCCCCTTCCCCGGCATCTCCATGATCGTGGGCACGGCCACCCAGAACCTCGGCGCGACCATCTCCGACGAGATGTGGGGCTCCGGCTTCATGGCCCGCGTTATCATGGTGTACTCCGCTGATGAGGTGATCCCCCTCGACATGTTCGCGCCGGTCCCCGTCAACGACGTGATCGCCGCTGAGCTTGAAGTCGCCCTCCGCCGCGTGGGCGAGATGAAGGGCGAGATGACGTGGGAGGCCCCAGCCCGCGCCGCGCTGAACACCTTCCGCATCAATCAGAAAGACGGCGCGCCCCTCCACAACCGCCTCACCCATTACGTCACCCGCCGCTGGCTGCACCTCGCCAAGCTCTGCATGATCGCGGCCCTCGCCGACGAGCGGATGGTGGTGCGGGAGGCCGACTTCCTACTCGCCTACTCCTGGCTCCTTGCCGCCGAACACGACATGCCCGAAATCTTCAAAGACATGCAGACGCATGAAGATGGCCAAATCTATGAGGAGTTCCGCAGCGCCATGTTCCAGCTCCACTTCAACAACGGGCGCGGCCCGGCCCCCATCCATATCAGCGCGATGTACAAATGGCTGAGTACGCGGGCTGCGACCCACAACATCGACCGCATCATCGCAATCAGCATGGCGGCGGACTTATTCCGCCGAGTGGCGGGCGAAGACGATCTCTACATGCCACAAGGCCCAAAGGGCGGCAAGAACTTGGGGGTGTTCTGATGGAGTGGAACGCGGCGGCCAAGCTCGCACTTAACACTTGCATTCACGCGGGCATGACCTATGAACAGATCGCCAAAGAGTTCGGCGTCAGCCGCTCTGCTATTGCAGGAGCCGTTCGCCGTTACGTCAACCACCGTGAGGACGCCGAGGCCGAACGCATTAGGAAGCGCCAACAGGCTCAATCCACCCATTACGGCATGATCGAACCTTGGCGCGTGTACACTGCGCGCAAGCAAAAAGAGAGGGCGGAAGCTCGCGCCGCCGCCCTCCAAGTCACCTCAACCGGCCCCAGGCAGGAAGCCGATTAGAGTTAGGATGGACCTTCAGTGGGCGTGGCGGTCACGACGGATGGCTCGTCCTCTCCAGGCGCAGAGTCCTCGGTCGCCGGAGGCGCGGGATCGACCACTGCCTCCGGGGGCGCAGGAACCGGCCCCGTGTCCGCCGTCGTCGGCACCTGCGTGGGCACCACCGGGGCGGCGGGAGCCTGCGCGCCAAGCGCCTGCGTCACCTGCGCAATCGCCGCCTTCGCCTTCGCATCGGCATCCGCAATCGCCTGCGACGTGATGCTCGGGTCAACGCCCGCCGCATCGAGCGCCGCCTGAACCGCCGTGGCAATCTCAGCCGGCACCTGCGCCAGCCGGTCTACCATCTCCTGCACCTCGGCGATGAGCGTGTCGTTATCGGCCAGCAGGTCCGTAAAAGCACTCATGATCTTCGTCTCCATCGCCCGGAGGAAATGCATGACCTCTTCCGCGCCGGGTCGCGGGCAAGGGTGTTCGTGAAAGTACTGGTGAACGTCAAGCCGTAGGGGCAACTGAGTTCTCCTTGTGGAAGTGGAACAGCGCACTCACATACGTCAGCGCGTGCTGCTCGGCGAAGGTGAGCGCGGCATCGGCCAAATTCACCGCCTCCGGGGCCAGTAACCCTCCGACCACCGGCACACTGCTCGTGACCGCGCTCGCCACAAACGCGTTCACCACGCTCTGCAACCCGTCTTCAAGGTCCTTGATGATCGGGCTCGCCATGCCCGCAGCGGAGTTGCCGCTGAGCGCGGCATTCACGTCAGTGACGACTTTGCCAACCGCGGCACTCGCGGCGACGGCGGTTGCCTGCGCCGTGGGGTTCGAACTCGTGCCCGCCCGCGCAATGGACGCCAACACCGGGTCGAACACGAAATGGACAAGGCGGGAAAGGTCGCTCATGGGGACAGTCTCCGTTGGTTGAGGTTGAGGTTGAGGCGCAGGCGCACCATGCCCATACGCCGAAGTGTTAGTACGCATTTGCAACGCGAGCCGATCAGCCCGCTTCACCGTCTGCGTGGCCCACTTACTCGCCAACATGTGGTTAGCCGCCGCGACGAAGTCGCCCCGCGCAATCGCCGCTAGCGTCCCCACGAATAGGTCCAGCCCATGCGTGCCGAGTTGGTACGCCATACTCACCAGCACGTCCTGCCGCAGATCACTCAGCGTCCCCCACCACGGATAGTGCGCCTTGCACCACTCGGTGATGTTGAGGATGTCGGAGTCCAGTCGGCTCTCCGCCTGCGCTCTCGTCCACACAGTCCCCTGCGTGATGTCAGGTCCGGTGCTTCCAAAGCCGATGGTCCATGGAGGGCCTTTGGTGAGCGGATCGGGATACGCCGCGCAGCCTCCGTCCACCAACTGATCGCCGTAGCCTTCCTCGGTGATGATGTCATCCTTGAGGTGCGAAGTGGTCATTGCGGACCCTCCGGTTGGGTCTGAGGCTGCGCCACCGCACTCGCCACCGCAGTCGTGGCCAGGTCACTAATGACCGCCGATTGTGTCTGCGCGCCTTTGGTCGCTTGGAAGTACCGCCCGAACGTGTCCTTCACCACACCAATCAGCGCGCCCAACAGCAACATCACATACTTCTCATTCGGCGCAGGCACGAGCATGAACAGCACCACCCCCAGCGCCAGCCCAAACACCGTCAAACTCCCTACGGCCAACACGGCCTCAATGTCCACAGCCCAACGGGCTCCGGGTTGAATGCTCATCGCCTACTACTCCTATGTGATCCGCGCCCAGAGGACGATTCCCCTTTCGGCCCAAAGATGAAATCCTCCACCTGTTCGGAGAGCTTCTTGTTCTGTTCCTTCCCCTCGGCCATCGCCTTGAAGAACCCATACAACCGCGAGGCCTCAAGCCCCGGCGTGTGGGTGAACTGCCCCAGCGTCACCAACGCATTCTGCGTCGCCCGCGTGGTCCACTCATGCTTCGTGAGCGCGGCCTCGATGTCCTTAACATTCGCACCCACCATCTCCCCAATGCTTGCCACGGCGGAGTCGTGAGAGTGATACTTCTCATGCGTCGCGATGTGCAGGCCTGCACCGGTGAGCGTGTTCAACCCCGGAATGGGCGCGGTGAGTTGGTGGATCAAACTCACACTCAGCCCCCCAACCCACCCGCCCATCTTCTTCACCTCACGCCCGAAGATCGCGTCCACCGTGACGGGGAGGATGATGGAGGTAATGAGTAGGGCGATGGCGCGGGAAAGGTCCACCTTCTGCCCGGCGTACCCTAGCGATTGAGGAATCTCCCGAGAGCGGTTATACATGTGGGAGAAGAACGTGAGGAACTGGTTCTGTAGGCGGTAGAACCTGCCCGGCACCCCGCGTCCGGCGCTCAGCGCGTCTGGCGCATCCGTCGCGCCACTACTCCCTAACGCCTGCCGCACGATCTGGTTCGCCCCAGCCTGAATGCTCGCCTCATCGGCCTCCGGGTTCTTGTCCCTCAACATCTCCTTCGCCGCGTTGTACGTCGCGATGGCGATTTGCTTGTTCACGAACCCGATGGTGTGGAAGGCAAAGCGGCGGTACTTCGCGGCGAGCCCGGTCTTTTGCGTCAGCGCTAGGAACTGTTGGTAGGAGTCCTCCCCGTACGCGGAGATGATATGCCGCACCTCGGGGCTCTCAATCTCTGCTGCGCGCCCAACGGAGTTCGCGTCCCGCATGTAGTCGAACAGCGCGCCCGCGTATCGCACTGCACCCACCTCCGCCAACGGCTGGCCTAGCGCCGTCGTCCCGTGCTTCAACACCGTCACAGGCGAAAGGCCGATCATGTTAATCATCTGGCCCTCAGTGAGCCAGTCCACCGCCTTACTCACCGCACGGTTCTCATTCGTGTCGGTGGACTCACTCCGCGCGATCCGCTCAAGGTTGCGCCGGATTTTGCCCACATACTCCGGCCCGTATTTCCGCGTGATCGCGGCGGTCATGCGCGGATGGAGGAGGAACTTATTGATGTCGATGAGCGCGTCGCGATAGGCGAGATCGTGGATCACCTGATTAAGGCGCGAATAAATCTGATCGAGGTTCATCTGCACCGGCGCACTCACACCCGTTCGCGCCTTGAGGTATTTGTTATTCGGCGTAGCGCGCACGTATCGCGTGTCGCCCAGCATCGCGTTCGGGTCCTGCGCCTCAAGCCACTCCTTCGGCATCTGGGTCGGGTCGTACATCACGGGGAAATAGCCGCCCTTCGACGTGCGGGGCGTGGCGCGTCCCCCCTCAGGAATAGTGAACGACCTCGGCTCGACCAACCGCGCGTGGACTCCCGTGCGCCGCAGGAACTGCCGTTCAATCTCCGGCTTCAAGTCCGCGAACGCCTTCCACACGCCCTCTACCACCTTCCACATCTGGTCAGTGGCGTGCGCGTGGACGATAGCCTCAATCACCTCGGGCGTCGTGCCGTATCCCTCCGCGAACTTCCTTAACGCCTCCTCATCCCCCAAGTGCATCGCGGCGACGGTGATGTCTTTGTTGGTGTTGAAGATCGGATCGCCGTCCCGCGTTACGACTTGCTTCCACGGCCCGTCCGCCAACTTCGCCTTCGCCCAAGCGTCGAATCCCTTTCCCACATCCTTGTTCACCGCCGCGAAATGCTTAGCGAGTTCGGTACGCTTATCGAGGTTCCACCCCTTCGCGGCCTCAAGCCGCCTTGACACAATTTGGAAGAAGGGGGAGTTGATGTCCTTCTCCCCGAAGTCCAGCATGAGCTGCTCAAGCCGCACTAACCACGCGTCCACATAGCGCCGCGCCCGGTCAATGCGTTGGAGCGTGTCCGGCGTCGTCATCTCCGCATGGGTGATGACGCGCGAGTAGCGGGCGAGCTGTTCGATCCCCGCGTCCACCTGTTCCTCAAGGTTGACCTTCTCCGTCCCTCGCAGGACCCGAAGCTCCTCTCGCCCAGTCTTGATGAGTGACCGAATCATCTCGCTCACGCCCCGGAACGCGTCCACGGTCATCTGGTTCGGCGCGGCCACACGCTGGATCGGAGCCCAGATAATGTCCGCGCCCACCCCGTTCTTCGCGGTGATGAAGGAGCGTAGGTCGGGGTAGCCGGAGATGGGGTAGGTGAGATCGGCAGGGTTCCCCCGAACCTCCATTCCAACTTGGGAGAGGATATCCTTCGACCAGTTCACCGCATCCTGTGCGACGTTGGCGAGGGACACCTTCCGCGCGATGCGGTTCCACAGCTTCGTATCCTTGGCAACCTGCTTACTGAACTTGAACGCCTCCCGCATTTGGAGGTATTGCATGAGCTGTTGCTGCTTGCGCTTGAAGGCCTCGACAGGCCGCTCATCCATCAGCGCGCTCTCGGCCTTCGCCCCCAGTCTCCGCATGTTCTCAGCGAACGCACGAGGGCGCGTCGCCTCCGCAACCGTCAGCCGCCCGAATTGCTCTCGCGCGAGCGCCTCAGCATCCGCCTTACTGAACGGGAGCCCCGCGCTCTTGGCCAACGCCTGCAAGTCCTCCGTCAACAGCGCCTCAACGCCCGGCTCGACCAACGCCTCCCGCGCCGCAGCCAACAGCCCCTCCGGCGTTACATCATACCCCAAATCCGCCCGCGCCTGCGTAGTCGCGTACTCCTGCGCGCGGTTGGCGATGTACTTGTCCAACGTCCCGCCGTTCGCCTCCACGGCGGTGTTGAGGTGATGGAGGTCCGCGACCAACTCCGCGCCGCTGGCGTGCCCTGTCAGCTCCGCGGCCTCATCGGGAGCCAGCCCACCGCGTTTGGTGAGCCCTGCAGGGATCGTGAGGTCGGGAAACTGATCGGCAATAGCTTCACTGTCGAGTTTGAACAGCGGGTCGCGGAGGGCGCGGTAGGCTTTGACATTCGGTTGACTTTCAATGAGGTTGCGTGCGGCTTCGGTGTGGAGTTGAACTGCCGCGCGAAATTCAGGCGTCCGCTCACGGCGGATTTGGTTGTAGGTGCGTTCGAGGAGGGCTGAATGCGCGGCCGCCCGCGCCTCATCCACCCGCTCCGCGTACCGCGCGAACTGCCCCTCCGTCATACCCGCCGCCTTTGCGTCGGTGAACAGCCCTCCGAGCGCAGTCTCCTTAAACACCTGCTCCACGGCACTGTCGGCCCGCGCGGCGATTTCCCGCACGGCTGGGTGGAGTTCGGGCTCGATGTCTTCGGGCGGGATCACATTTATTTCAGTCTGTGCCTTATTGCGCGCGTAGCGCTCATCTTCTAAAGCGACAACCCCGCGCAATGGAATGTTTCCGTCATCATCAACTTCAATGCCGTGACCACGAAGTTGGACAATCTCGTCAGGAGTTAAAGTAACTCGCTTAGTGCCCTCTTCATTTGAAAGCACGTTAAGTAGATTGCCTGTTACATCTCCCAAAAAAGCATCTGGCAAGTCCTTAACGGTTTTCGAAGGCAACCCCTTCGCCTCCTCCAAACTCACCCCGCCTTCGCGGAACCGGGTCGCCGCGTTCAGCTCCTCCGCGAACGGCGCGCCCGCAGTCTCAGTAAGGTACTGCGCCAGCGGGACGTTCAGATCGCTCCCCGTCCTCAGCGCGTCACTCACCTCACCCGCCCGATCCGCGAACACCTGATGCCCCTGCGCCCACAGCCGCGCCACGGCCTCGGCGTCCACTGCCACCGTCTGCCCGCCCGCAGGAGTGTGGTCGGCGAGGAATTCCTGCATCAGCGCCGGGGAGCGCCCGTGTGTGGCCGTCTCCGCCACCGCGCCCTGCATCCGCGCAGCGTGTTCCGCGTCCAGCTCCGCCAGCGCGGTGTAGGTGTCGGTGTGGGCCGGGTTCACCCCCGGCGGATGGATGTCGGCGAACTCAGCGTCACGCACGGGCTCGGTCGGCCCTCCAATACGCGGCTGGTTGCGCCCAAAGAAGCCCTCATCAATCGGGGGCGGGCGAACCGCGGGGCCGAATGTGCTGCCCGCGCCGAGCCCTTGAAGCGCCGTGCCTAGAGCGTCGGCCACCCGACGTTGCCGCTCCTCTTGCGGAACCGGCACGCCGTTCACATCCTGCATCGGGATCGCGCTAATGGGCCGCGCTAGTGCGTTGAGCGCTCCACTCACCGGGCTGAACGCCACCGCCGCAGCATCGGCCAACACACTCCCCAACGCCTTGTCGGACTTGCTAAAGCCGGGGATGAGGTCCAGCGGGCCGCCCTTATCCCCCGTCGCGTCGTACATCCGCTTGGCGTCGGTCACCAATTGCCGCGCCGCCGCCGCCCCCGGCGCGAAGAAGTCCGTCGTGGCCGTGTCATTCCACCGCGCAACCGTCCGCCCCACGTTAGCCAGCGGGCCGTAATCGTCACTGACCGCCGCCGCCTTCGCCGGATCGCTCGCCACAAAGGAAGTCAACGGCGGACTGGCATTGAGCGTTGCCGCCGCGCGCTGCTCCTTCATCTGCGCCACGACCGGCTTCGGGTCGCCCATGCTCACACTCGCGGGCACCCCCGTTGCGGGCTCCGCGTGGAGAGCGTCCACTGCGTTCTGCGGGGCGACACCATTCGCCGCCGCCGCATTCCCCGTTGCCTTGTTCGCGAAGTAGGCGTCGATGTCATCACCGGGCATTGTGGCGGCTCCTGTAAATGGCCTCGATATCAGCCTGCGTTACGTTGTATCCACGCCGTTGGGCCTCAGCGCGGATGGCCGCCGTCTCCACGTTCCCTGGAAGGTCCGTCGCACTCACCTGCGGCGCGCGGATTTGGCCCTTCTTCACCAACTGCGCCACCACCCCGCTCACAATCGGGCTCATGTCGCTATCCGTCGGTACCTTCCCGCCGTTCGACATCTCCCAAACGTGGATGTCGTTCGCCAGCATCCCACGGAATTGCAGCGCCTCGTCAGAGTCCATCTTGCCGATGTTGAGGCGGTTGAGTGCGTTGGCCGTGAGCGGCGCATTCATCCACCGATTGGCGATCACATCAGACTCTTGGTTGTTGAGGGCCTTGGCGCGGGCTTGCTGCTGCGCCTTCATCGCGGCGAGCCTGAACTTCTGCGGCAGGGCTGCGTTCCCTGCGATGTCCTCATTGAGGAACGGCGCGGGGTCGTTGGCCGCCAGAGCGCGTAGTCCGTTGATCCGCGCCATCTCACCCACCGCTTCCGGTGGCGGGTTCGCCGCGTTCTTCTTGATGTCCGACAACAGCGCGTAGCGGTAGTTCGCGGGAAGCGAGTTCCACGCACTAAGCGCGCCGGGCTGCTTTAACACATCCGCGATGTCCTGCGAGTCGTTGGCCTGAATGCCTACTGCGAGAGTATTGTAGGACGCGAACTCAGCATCGCTCCGCGCGGCGATTTGTTTGTTGAGCGTTGCGGTGGCGCGGGCCTCGGCCACATCCTTGAACGCGGCGTTGCCGGGGTGGGTTTGGTCGGCCAAACGGTCAGCAGTCGCCAACACCGAGGGCATCGCGGCCTTAAGGTCGAACGAGGTGGGCACCCCTCCCGCCGTTGAGTCAACACTACTCGCAGCGAAGTGCTTAGTGGCCCCGGCGATAGCCTGCCCCACCGTTTGGTTCGCCAAGTACGGGTTCGCCGCAATCACCTTTGGAGAAAGCACCGTGGACGCCGCAGCGGAAGGGTCGGCGGAAAGTAGTTTGGTCGCGTCCCCCGAACCGAAGCGGTGGGCCAGCCCGAGGGTTTGCGGATTGACCTCCTTTCCCGCGCCTTGAAGTGCGGCGGCGTTCTGATCGCGGTACGCAATGATCGCGCGGCCCGCCACCGCTGGGTTGTTCCTCAGCGCCAGAATCTCCGCGTCACTCTTCCCCGCCACGTCAGCGGCGAACTGCGGGTCGCCCTTCACCACACTGAGCCAAGTGCCCTTGGTGAACTGCCCGATGCCCTCGGCGCTAGAGCGAGGGTTCTTACCCGTGCCCTCCCCCGCGTTCACCGCAGCAACGTAATCGCTCGTCAGCCCACCTGGAGTGCCGAACCCGTGGAGCGCCGACGCCACCGCAGCATCACCAATCTTCGCTGCCGCGTTCGTCATCAACGCCGGGCGGAGCTTGGACAGGGTTTGTTGGTAAACCTGCCCATCCATCCCGTCCTTGTACTTCTCAAGCGTGGCGAGAGCGGTGTCGGGATCGCCCTGATCCGCCTGCACCAGCGCCACTTGGCTCACGGCCTTCCCCACCCACTGACGCGCAGCGAGTTTGCCTTCCTCCTCCCCCAACCCAAGCTGTTGATTGATGAGGGCTTGTTGCTCAACGCCCTTCGCAAGGTTCGCGGCAAGGTTCTCGGGATGGATGGCCGAGTCACTAATCCCCGCTTCCTGCACCGCCGCGAAGGACTTAAGCACTGCCTCCTTTCGCTGACTCACCGCGAACCGAGTTAGCTCCCCCGTGATGTTCGCCGTTGCCCGGCGACTGTCCGCGTCAAACATCGCGCGGGCCATCGGGTTAGAGAGCGTCCCGGCGATGTCGTCCCGCTGCTTCTTCAACGTCGCGTAGGCGTCGGGGAGGTTAGTGAACGCCGCCGCGCCCCGGTTGTTGGCTTGGTACTCGGCGGCAAAGGCGTTCGCGGCCTGCAAGTGAGTGACGTACGCGGTGTCCGCTTCGGCCTTGTTGTTGATCGCCTGGAACTGCTCGGCGTGCTGCGCCAGCATGTCGGACGTGTGTTGGCCCACATCACCCAGCTTCGCAAGCGCTTCCCCGGCCACGTTCGCCCCAAACGCCTCGGGCGGCGGGGTGATGTTCAGCGGGCCGCCACTCAGGCTCTGCGTTGGCGCGTCAACGGTCGGGACAACGGGCATCACGCACCTCCATATGCGCCGGAACGGCGGTAGGCCAAGGCCTTGTCGCTGAGCGACTCCGCGCCGCTCAGGAACGACACGCCCGCATTCAGCGCACCCTTAATCAGCGAACCCGTCGCGGCCTGTTTGTACAACGACGCTTGGGTCTGCTCGCCGAACGCCTGTCGCGCGGCATTATAGTGGATGAGCGCCGCGTCCATCGCACTCACGGCCTCAGTTGACCGCCGCACGGCCTCCGCCGTCCCGCTCGTCACCTGAATGCCGTTGGCGGCCTGCGCGGCCTTCTGCTCGGCCTCAAGCGCGCCGTACTTCATCTTGCTCGCGCTCTCGGCTTCCTGCCCAGCGGTCAGCGCGGCTTGGGCGTTCTGCCCCGCCACCTTCGCGGCGTATTCGTACCGCTGCGCGCCGCCGATGCCCTCGGCGAGCTGCGCGCCAACGTTGGCCCCTGTTGCGAGCGTTCCCCACCCAAGGCTCGCTCCCGCCGTCCCTTGCGCCGTAGCCGGAGGGCTGAACGCCTCCCCGATCTGCGCGCCCACATTCGCCAAAAACCCCATCAGTTTTGCCCCACTTGCATAAGGGTGAATTGTTCATTGAGGGCGGAGGCGGGCGTGAAGCCCAACCACTCCAACCACCGGATCGCCTGGGTGTGACCGTTGTGGACCAGAACCCTCACCGCGCGGAACTCGCGGAGGAGCATCCCCAACAGCGCGCGGGACTCACGGGCGAAGAGGCGTGCGTGCGCGTCTACCGCAGGCGTACTCAACATCCACATCATCGCCACCGGGCCATAGCGCCGGTAGCCCCAAAGGCAGAGGAGGTCGTCCCCGAGCCACTCCGCGTACGCGCGGTCGGACGCCGCGACGGATCGCTGAACGGCGAGCTGGGGCGTGAGCCCCCCCGCCACACACTCCTCCACGTCCGCGCTCCGCAGCGTGAACGGAGGGATGGTGTCGAGTGTGATGCGCCTAGCGTCCGGTATCACCTGGGGTGACCTCCACAATAATGCCAAGGATGGACGCGGGGAGCGGGAGGGTTTGCGTCACGCAGATTTCCCCCTCGGTGTTCCAGGTCGGGAAGTTCAGCGCGCGCACGTCGCCGGTGGCCAGCACGGTGTTTGACGCAGGATCGTTAACCGTCGTGGCGAACTCGGGTGGGGAGTACATCAACACGAAATCCGAGCCCATTTTCGGCCCGAGGGTACAGTCCACCCGCGCCGTGATGCCGCTGATCTGCTTCCGCTTGCCCTGCTCGGTCCCCTGGTTAAGCCCGTCCATCGTCAGGTACAGCGTCTTGATCTGTTGAGTGTACTGCAACCCCGCGACCACCAAGCACGCCTCAAACGGCAGCGTCACCACGCCGGTGGACGCGTCCGCCGTCAGCGGGCCGACAACGTGGCCGTCCGCCAGCGCCCATACCTCCTTGCCCTTGAGGTGCGCGAGGGTGATGGTTGTGGTGGGCGTGGTGAGCCACCAGTCCCCAACGGCGATCGGCGCGTAGGTCCCGTCCGGGTCATCCGGGATCAGCTCCTCTGGCACGGCCCGCACCACGCCAATCATATGCTGCGCGTCCACAACTTCCGTGATCTGGACCTCTCCGCAATCCACATGCACACAATCACTCACGCCGATGGCCGTGCTGAAACTGAGGCGGAGGAAGGGCGGGGAGCAAAAGCCCGAGAAATCTTCCCTACTCGCGTAGAGCAAGTTGAGCTGAAAAATGTCGAAGGACTGATACGAACTGGTCCACCAGGAGTTAGACTGCGCGTCATAGAGCCCGATGTCGGACCAGATTTCGAACGTGTCCTGTTGGCGAGGGATTGAGAAGAACATCGGGTTGGGCTCGCCGGTGCGCGTTTGAAAATCCGGGTACGCCTCATCCCACCCGGCCTCGGTGTACACGCTCACCACCACAGGGGCCGCGCCGCTCACGAAGCGATAAGTTACTAATACATATTGTTGGGCGTGGGAGTCAGGGTCAATCACCCCCGCAACAACAGGAGCGCAATTGAAGTAAAAACGGCGAAGGGTGTAATCCTCCCCATCCACGGTCTGATCGTGCATATCCAGATACACATTCGTCTGAAGGAAGTTCCTGACATTCCAGGCCGCGAGGGCGGGATTGGAAGTGGGCACCCAATCAGCGGTCATATATCCGGTGACAAAGGCTTGATGGAAGTCGAAAGCCATCGTGCCAAGATTTACATAGGTGCAATCCAACCTCCACAAGTTCGGATCGGTCACGCCCATCCCTGTGTTGTCTGGCAAAAGTAGCGACAACAGGGCGACCGAGTTTGTGGCAGGGAGCTTGAACGCGTAGCATTCCTGATTAGGCCCAGGCACTGTGGACTGAACGGTGTACGCCGACACGGCGGTATTTGGCCCAGTTGATCCTCCCCACGGAGTTACGTCAGTGAAACCACCATCTACCGGAGGAGTCGGGTAGACGAACGGGGAAGGCTTGGTGAACTTGTTGAGTGCATACCCCCGAGTGCCTGATTGTTTACAGGAGAACCACCACATATCCCCTGAGTCGTCGGTGATCGCCGCGTTGTAACTATGGTCAAATGCTGCGGGGAGAGCATACGTGGCGTAGGCGAGAAGGTAGTCCGCCGTGATTTCAGCGGCCTGAAGCAGTCTCGGGGTGAGTAAAAGGTTCCCTACCCCAAACTGTTCCGCCGTCAGATACACCCAATCCTCTTCCATCCCCCGAATGGTCATGTGGTTGCCCACGTCGAGAATGGGAGAAATAATTTGTTGGAAGGAGTCTTCAAGGCGGAAAAGATAAATGGAACAAGGTACGCTAGTTCCAAAGCCGTGAACCCATACATTGCCGGTGCGCGGGTCCGCCACAGTCGGGCCTTGGTCGTCGGTGCCTGTGTCGGTATAGCGACGCGCGGTTCCATCGCCGAAGACACTCGACGGTACGGTGGAGGTAGGCGACCAACAGTCGTACCAAACCACTACGCGAGTGTCTATGTCCACCTCACACACGAACAGGTTCTTGCCGGAAGTGGCGTCGTATGTAGCGTCGGCGGCGATGGAATCGGTCCCATTCCACAAATCCCACCCCGTATCATTGGTCACGTTGCCTGAGGGGCACACATACGCGACGTACATGATTTTGCGGCGGGTGGAGTCATAGGACATGCCCGCGAAGAGTTGGGTGGGTATGCAGTGCGTGGGCGCGGTGTCTGCGGAGACTTGCGGGCCGTAGACGGAGTTGTAATTGTCCACCGCCTCCATGATCCGACCTGCTATGTTGAAAGAGCCTCTCGGCGTCTCGCAAGGGTCGTAGGAGTACAAGTCCACCGTGTCGCCAATGGCGTGCCCGCCCACAATGTACAATGGCGCAGTGGGGAAGTTCTTTGGTAAGGACAATGCGGAATCGAGGAACCACGCGTCGTAAATGCAGCAGCTCTGCCGTTCCATCATGCGTTCGAGGAACCACTGCCAGCATGGCGGACCAAGGTCCACGTGCGGAATGTGCCGCGCCACAATCACATACACCGCGTCGGTGTCGCCCTCCGGCACGCTGCACACGGACTTGAACAGGCCCTGGGTGTCGTGGCGCGCCCACGCGTTCACCTCTTGGTCAGGGACGTACGTCAGCGACAGCATCGTCCCATCATCCCGCACCGCCCACACCAGCTTGAACGGCTCCTCGGCCCACGTCCACTCGGTCGTGTGGAAGCCGTCGAAGAGATGCGGCGCAAGCTGGGTCACGTCTCCGCCCGTGTAGGACTGACGCTGCCACGCGAACGCGAGGTTGCGGATGCGGTTGCCCTTGGCTTGGCCGTAGAGGATGTCGTAGTTGATGGCGAGGGGGCGGAGGAAGTTAGCGCCCTCACTCGCTTGGGCTTGCACGCTCACTGTTGACGGAGTGATAGGCGCGTAAGGCGAGCCGCCGTTGAGGAGGAACGACCCGCCGGTGGTGAAGATCAGCATGCCGTAGCTCACCGGCACCATCGCGCGGATGGTGTTGACCTCCTGGCTCGCGAGGGAGATCACCAACGCGTCCGTCGCGAGGCTAATCGGCGTCGTGTCGAAGTTGTTGTACAACCCCACGTTCGACGCCACCAGCGTCTCGGGCTTGAGGTTCGATCCAGCAAACCATCGCCGCTGTTGGAGGTACGCGGTGCAGGCGGGGTTCAGGGGTTGAGGATCGGAGAACGTAAAGTTGAACGTCGCGCCGGTCCCGCCCTCCCCATTCGCCGTCACCGTCGCGGTCGTGTAGTTCTTGCCGGAGTTGGTGAGGAACACACCGATAATCGCGCCCGTGGCGTGGTCAATGACCGCGTAGCCCGCCGCGTCGGTGCCGTCGCCGGAGATGGTCAAGGGCACGTAGGGAATATTGGGCCAGTCGCCGCTCACCCCATCGTAGCCGGAGCCGCCCATCGCGACGGTGATGGATTGGAATTGGCCACCGCTGAACGGGTCGCCCCAGCCGGGGGGCTGTTTGCTGAAATCGGGCGCGATGTTGTTGTCGGTGAACGTGGTGGTCTGTGACGACCCGATGAACCCCCACACAGTAGCGGGATTGAGCGTCACCGCGTCGATCGGCCCCCACTTGTAGATGTTGTACTTCGACACGGGCTCAGCAGGAGCCGTCCAACTCAGCCCAATCACCCGGTTCGTCGTCTCGTTCATCGCCTCGGAGTGCTTCACGCCGGGGTTCGAGGGCAGCGATTCCTCCTTCCCATCGAGGTCCACAGCGGTCACGAGGTAGCCGAAAGAGTACGGTCCGGAGTGGGGCGCAACGAACGTGGTGATGACCGGCGGCTCGATGGTCGGCCCGGTGGTCAGCAGTTCGTACACGAACGTCGTGTCGGAGGTGCGGCTGAGGTTCGCGGGCGGATAGCTCGGATGCACCAACGTCAACACATCCGCGCTCTGCGTGTAGTTGAGGCGTTGGAGGTCCACGGCGAGGTACGGCGTGGCGACGGTGGTCACCAGCACTCCCGCCGTGTAGATGGTGATGAGATTCTCACTGAACACCAACACATACGAGGCCGACGTGCTGACCACAAACGGGATAAGGCGCGAGTTCTCCAACACCGTGTCGATGTAGCGCGTACCGGGGCGGTTGGTGACGCCGCCTCGATAGTCCACGAAGAAGTTGCGGATCAGCGCCGCGCCGATTTGGAACTTTTCGAGGTCCACGCGACTGTAGAGTTGCGGGGAGATTTCACCCGCAGTGAATGCGGTTTGGATCGAAGCAACAGCCATTACATCCCCCAGCTTCCGCCGTCCCAGCCCCAATACCAATCACCCGCAGTGAACGGAACGCCGCCCCACCACCCAGCATTCGCCGAGGGCACCCCACGGGTAGCAATCCAATCCGGCGTATGGTCGGCACTCGGCACGGCCTCATTCCCGTCCTGCACCCGCGCCATGTCAATATACATATTCGCCAGCTTAACGTAATCGCCCTTCATCCCGGCGTTACCCGTCAGCGGCTGAACCAGCTTCGCGGCCAACGCGGCCACCCACGCGGCCTGGAAGCCCACATCCATCAGGTCGGGGTCCGTCACATCGGCGACATACACGGCCACCGCGTCCCGCACATTCGATAGCACGACTTTGATCTGCGCATCCATGTCGTCAATGTCATTGCTGACCAAGTACCGGCAGTTGCGGGAGGGCATCGCGTAGGGGACGATGGGCACCCCCACAACCGGCGTGTCAGTGGTCGCCGTGGGCGGCTTCGGCAGGATGTAATTCATGCGGAAGCAGTCGGCGGGGTAGGCGTATTTGAACTGCCACGGATAGGGGGAGGCGGGCGGATCGTCTGTCAGCTCGCCGAGGAGCGTTAGCGCCGCAGTCCGTCGGGCGAAGCCCCACGGGGCCATCCGTAGCAACTGTTGGCGGAGGGTGTCAATCCAAATCCCCACTTGCTGCCCTGCGGGCGTGGTGTTGTCAATCGCCGTGATGGTCGCTCGCGCCCCGATTTCGGAGAGCGCGCGGTTGCCGAGGTCAACGAGGGAGGTCATTCTACGTTATCCCATAGAGGCTGAAAACTGATCCATTGACAAACGCCGCGCCAGTAAACTGCACAAACGTGATACTAGTGATTGCCGTTGTGACATTCCACCGACCCGAGACGACCTTGACAATGGGAAAGCCGGGAATGCCGTTCGTGGTTTGCCACGCCTTGATAAAGGTCGTTGAAGCGTACATTGGGATAAGTACATCAAAAGTGCCGCTCTGGTTAGCCGTTGCGGTCGCCCCCGCAACGTCGAAACAGTAATTGTTACTAACTGGGTTGGCAACGGCAGACGCTGTACTGTTGTTGCCTTGAACCTGTTGAGCGCCGTAGTTGCCGGCGGTAGTATCACTATTGAACTGGATCATCACGTTATCAGCTACGGCGCTCCGCGCACTTCGCCCGGCCCCAATGATCCGTAAGTGTGTGTAGCTACCTGAGATAGAAGAAAACGTCACACTGGTTTGGGAGCCCGCCGTGGTTACGGTGCCGAGGAGGGCCACCGCCCCTGACGCACCTGTGGGGCCTTGCGGGCCGACAGGCCCGGGGATAGGGAAGCCTTCGGAGCCTTCCTCCCCATCCATCCCCATCACGCCGATAGGGCCTTGAGGACCGATGGCCCCGCTCGCACCCGTAGGGCCGATTGGTCCCGGAATGGCGAACCCTTCCGGCCCCTCCTCACCATCTAAGCCCATCGGCCCCATTGCGCCCGCAGAGCCAGGCGCACCATTCGCGCCCGCAGGTCCAGAGGGCCCCGGCACCGTCAGCCCATCCTGCCCATCCGCCCCATCCCACCCAAACGCGCCGGGAGGGCCAGGCGCACCAGCGGGACCGGCAGCGCCAGGCGCACCAGCCGGGCCGGGGATCACAAACTCATCCCCCCCGCCCCACCCATCAAAGGCCATATACGCGCCCATCGCGGCGTACACGGAGGAGTCAAGGCCGATAATGGGGCCGCTCGGGCCGCCGTCAATCACAATCCCCCCACCGGGGTTGCCCACCCCACTCGGGCCGCCTCCCGAGCCCGAGCTGCTCGACGCAGGTGTGCGCGCAGGCACGTAGCCCAATGCTTGACGCAGTTGGGCCGGAGTGCCGGTGGAGGTGAAGGGGGGATCGTAGCCTTGGGGCATTACACGATCCCGATCTCGCCCTCGGCTTCGAACGTCAGTGCGGTTGCGGTGTCCGTGCCGCCAACAAGGAAGTCCGCCGGGTCCATCCGCAGTTGGCCGTACCAATCCACGTAGGATTGGGCGGCGACGGACACGCCCCGCGTGAGCGCGCCACCGGAGGCCGCCCCACCAAACACAGCCTCAGTCCCCGCCGTGTTCGCGCCCGTTGCGCCGAGCCACAGTGCCACTTGCGCCGCACTCGCCGTCTTGTTCGTCACGCGGATGTGGCGCAGGACGAGGTAGGTATTGGTGTTCGTGCCCGCCAATCCCGTCCCGCCCGTGAGCGTCGGCGGGTTTAGGACGTTAGTGGTGGTCGTGGTCGTGAGGGCCACTGGCCCCATACGGAGAATTTTGTTATTGGCCATGAGGGTCTCCTATTTGGGTTTAAGGTGATCGGCGAGAGTGCGCTTGGACTTTGCGCGGGAGATGGCGGTGGCGATGGCTTCGCCCTCGGGCACGCCCGACTTCAACATCGCATTAGCGACGCTCGCCGCGTGGGACGCTTGGGCGTCGGTGAGGTGTTTGGCATGCCGGGTTTTGAACTCTTTGGCCGTCCAGGGCATTTCAGCCTCCTAATGCTTGACGGACGACGGATGCGACTTGTTTGGCGTAAGCGCCAATCATAATCCCGATCCCGCCCACCGCGCCAATCACCCAATTCCTCCACGCGACCAGCGACTTCACGTCGCCCTCAAGCGCCTCAATCCTCCGTTCGATCTGGCGCTCGTACTTTTCGTCCCCCCCGCCATCCATCACGCAACACCCGCGCCGCCAGGAGGATGAGGATGAAAGAGTTCAGTGCCGCCAGCAGTCCAATAGCGTACCGCCATCCATGCACTGGACACTCCCACGACAAGCAGTTGGAGAGCAAAGATAACGTTGAGGATTGCATAATACACGTACCCGCCTTGGAGGTGGAAGATGAACGCTCCGAGGTGGATGCCGGCAACTAGGGCGTAGAGAAGGAAGATGGTAAGGGCGACGTTGGAGCGATTGTGGTAGCCGGTGGTGGCGACCAAGACCGCAATCAACGCGTCGAGGGAGGGGATCAGGATAGGGGCATCTACGAAGCCCAAGTAGTGTACCAGAACGTTTGACGCCGCCCATGCGACAAGAAGCTGCATGGAGAGCTTTTGCAGGACCTGGGATGGGGAGAGCCACGCGAGGAGCATGACCAACCCCACCCCAACGCCGAACTTGTGCGCGAGGTCCATTGGACTACGGGCCGGGCGGGGGCTTGTTAGTTCCGTCAAATGGCTGAATCTCGCCCTCATCGGAACAGTGTTCGGCCAGCACGTTCCCCGCGTGGTGGAACATGGCGGCGAGACGCGAGGCGCGAGTCTTGGTCCCGCCATCAGGTAACGCAGCGATCTTCGCGTGGAGTTCAACGAAGCCAGTTTCGAAGTACGCGACTAGTTCATCGTTGGTCATCGGAGGGGCTCCTTTAGGAGGTAGGGATGTTGGGTCGGGCAGCGAGGTACGCGTCACGGCGCGAGGTGTCATTCGCGCCGGTGGCCTGCGGGATGAGGGTGTTGCCGGAAATGGTCACGTTCGTGGAGTCTGCTTCTGGCGGCTGGTGGAGGGAGAACGGAGTCGCTTGGCAGAAGTTGGCCGTCATGGTGATCTGATCTGACCCATCGCGGCAGTAAATACGGGGGCCGTTGGTCCACCCCTGCATGTAATTGTCGTTGATGAGGGTGTTGGTGGTGTCCACAACGGTGATGCCATTGGCGTTGTTGTCGAAGCCGCAATTGGAGGTGATTGTTGCACCGTCCACGGATTCCAGGCCGATGATGAAGCCGTTGGAGGAGGTGCCGCTCGGAGCCTGCTCACAGTTGTTGAAGCGGATAACCGCATTCGCGGTACGGCCTGTGGTACCAGTGGAGGCGAGGTGGATGTAATTAGAGTGGGTGCCTGCGGGGACGAACTCAAGCGGCCCGATGTAGTTCTTCTCAATCGTGAGGCCCTGTGTGGATAAGCATAGAATTGGGTTGGCGCTGATCTTGGTGATGTGATTGGAGGAGATGACAACGTTGGTGGCGTCTAAGCTACTTGCTCCGGCCCCAAGCTGGGAGAAGTTGTTGTTAGTGACGGTGATCTGGTCGGAGGAGCGGATGAACGCGCCCACACCGTTGTGGGACGCGCCGGGGTTGTTGCCGGGGACGGTCCATCCGTCGAACACGATTCCGACGCAGGAGATCGCGTACATCGCGTAGTTGGAGGAGAACAGCGAGGTGATCGTGCCCCCGTTGCCGAGGAACGAGATGCCCTTGCAGGTATCCAGGGCGATCCAGTTAAACACCACCCCCGCTTGGCCCTTAATGATGATGGGGGCCGAGGAATAGTCGTAGGTCCAGGTGGAGGGTTGAGTGTAGGTGCCGGGCGCGAGTTGGTAGGTCTTGCCTCCCGAGGTGCCCGCACCCGCGTTCAACATCGCGATCAGCGCCGCTTGGTTGGCGATGGGAATGTCGGCGCTCGCGGCGGTCACTGTGCCGGTGTTGGAGGTGGAGTCTACAGAGCCTGCGGTGTTCGTGGCGTGTTCGACGAAGGTGAGCTTGTTAACGCCGATCTGGTCGGTGGTTGAGGTAAAGGTGTAGGCCGTCGCGCCCACGATATCCGCGCCGTCGAACTGCCACTTGCCCGTGAGGTGTGGGGTGGGCGTGCCGGTATAGACGCCGGAGGTGGCGGAGAACACCGTACCGACTGTGCCTGAGGTGGGCGCGATGGAGGGTGCGGTGGTAACGCCGGGGGCGACTGGATCGGGTGGGGGCGGAGTGACGCCCCCAGCGGCGGTCTGGAAGTTCACCGCGTTGATTTGAGAGTTGCCAATGGCCTTGAACACGGGCAGCAGGTCGGCGGTCAGGTTCACCTGTCCCGCCTTCACCACACCGTTGACCATGAACTTAAACTGGATGGAGCCGGGATCGATGCGTGTCATCTCACGCACTCATCGCTGTATAGAGGTCGGCGGGGGAGACGACGGACTCGATGTACCCGCCCGTGGAGCCGTCGGGGTTGACGAGGTTCGGGTTCCACCAGAAGTACGGGATGAGGTCCGCGTCCACATCAAGCTGCGTGGAGTCGAGCTGCGGGCCTGCGAGGAATTGGGAAGAGATTTGGCCGGGATCGGGCATTTCAGGCTCCTTCAGCCTTCGAAGGCAGTGGCTCCGCTACCACTTTCTCCTTGTACTTCGGTGCGACGGCGGGGCCGGGGCGTTGGTCGGTAGCCTTTCGCGCGGAGGTGATCTGCGCGAGGGTCATGATGTTCTCGGACTCGTCGTCGTGGTCGGGGATTGCCAGCACCCGCATGGGCGCAGTCGGCTCACTCGGCGCGGAGAGGAAGGACATGCCCCGGTGGGGTTTGGTCTTGCCGAGCACCTTGCCCGTGGCGGTCTCGATCTGGTCCACCTCCTGTTCGTACCACTCCTTCATGCGGGCTTCTGCCGCCGGGTTGAGGGGCTCCAGGTGGTCGCCCGGAGCCCCCTCCCACTGAATCCGCGCACCAGCCGGGATCAGGTCCGGCTCGAAGAACGAGGGGACCTTTACGCGGTACATGGGGATTTGATCTTGGGCCATTGCGCGGACTCCGTTGGTTAGAAGTTGAGGGCCGTGGCCGGGTACGTCGCCACGTAGTTGTTCGGGTAGTTGTAGTAAGTGTTGACGTCGGGCGACGGGTTCAGGTACGCGAACACGGCCCCGGCGGAGAACACGCCCGTTCCCACCGTGTAGGTGAGCCGGAGGAACTGGCCGGGGGGTTGGAGGACCCCCGCCGTTTCGTTGTTGAACTGATTGCGGGGCAGGATGAAGGCCAGGGGCCGGACGCCCGCAATCAGGTTCGACGCAGCGATCACGGGGGAGAGCAGCAGTGGGATGTAGGAGCCGCCCGCCGTCGAGCAGGTTTCGAACTGAACCTGTAGCGTCGCCGAGTTCGTGGTGGTGAAGGTGGTCGTCACGTCCACCACAAATTGCAGCATGTTGCCCGCGCCGACATCACGCGCGGTGAGCACGTCAATGACGTTGGTGGAAACGCGGGTCGCGGTGACGGCCACGCCCGTGGAGGGCAGGGTGCCGTCGAAGATTAGAGTGGAGTCCAACATGGGACTATCCTTTCAATTGGGGGTTAGACCACACGGGTTTCGGTGTTGACCAGGGAGTCGCTGCACCGGATCGGGATGCCGCGATAGGTCAGCGTCGGCTTGCCCGCCCACTGCTCAATCGTCAGCAGCATGTTGGTCTTGTTCTGGGCTTGGAGGTCGAGCATCCCCATGATCGTGCGATTGGCGTAGAAGCAGGACCGGCCGATGGTGACGGTGGGGTCGTCGGAGGTCTGCACGGGGGCCACACCCGCAGGCATCACCGGAGGCTTGTACACCATCGCGTTCATCACGGAGATGAGGGCGATTCCGGTCTTGGGGGCCAACAGCGTCACGTCGATGTTGCACGCGCGGACGGCGTAGCGCCAGTCTTCGATGGCGAGGCC